GTGGCCGAGCCTGGCGTCATCGTCGGCGCCCTCCTCGGACAGCACAGCGTCGTCCGGCCGCAGCTCGGCGAGCAGACGCACGATCAGCTGATGAGAGTGGCGGTCACCGTCATCGCGAAGGCGCTGGGGATCCAGCTCGGGGTCCGCCCCGTCCCGCAACGCCACCAGCGCCTGGCCGGCGGCCTCGGCGACGTGAAGCGCCACCTGGTGATCCGAATCGATGGTGATGGCCTCGCTTGTGAGCACTGTTGAACCCCTTCCCTGGACGACCGCGACCAGCGTGGACGCCGTCTCCACCCTCACCCTAACGGGACAGAGGCCCCGGGGGGCTGGGCGGTGGCCCCCCCCCCCCCCCCCCCCGTTATTTGGGTTGCGCTGACGAAGGCTTCAGGGGTGATGAGTTTCTGGGCGGCCCACTTGTCGGCGTGCCATTCGTTGGCCATGTCGGAGCGTGCGTGCCGGTAATGAGCGTGTCCGAGTTCGTGGGCCAGCACACAAATCTTTTGCCGCGGCGCCATCCCTCTTAGCAGGTGGATGCTGCGGCTGGCTAGGGAGTAGGCACCCATCCAGCCGACGGGCAGGAAGTCCTCCCATTCGATCGCTATCCCCATTGTTGCGGCCAGTAGTAAGAGCTCGTCCATCCAAAAATCCCCATCATGCTATTCGGGGGACGAGTCTAGGTCGTCCTTCCCGGTGAATGCTGCCATCCCTCCGAACCTGTTGAGCAGTTCTTCCTCGCTGGGGCGGACCGAGCGAGGGCGGAACTGCATGACGGTGGCGATGGTTTCGGCGTGGAGCCTGACCATTTCGTGTCCGAGGTAGCGGAGGGATTCTTGGGCCGGGGCGGGCAGGGTCCCGCCGTCGGCGATGACTAGGGCGGTGGCGTCGGCTGTGGCTACGGTAACGCCGAGGGAGCGGGCTGAGGCTAGTACGACCTCGGTGGTGGACACGCCGAGTCCCCGCGCCATTGCGGTGATGGATTCGGGGTCCGGGAAGTTTTTCATGGGGCGGGCGGTGTTGGTGAGTTGTTGGAGGCGTCGTCCGGCGGGTGCGCCGCCGCAGTCTTCTGAGAGGCGTTCGAAGGATCGGCCGCCTTTTCGGTCGAGTATAAGTTCGGCGAGAGTGGGTCCTGTGTTTGTGACGCGGGGCATGGGGAGTTCTCCTGTGTCTGGGTTTTACGCCTGTTGGTTGGTGCCTCTCTTGCAGGCTATCGGCGTGTCGTGGGCGCCGCAATAGGTGGTGAGTACCTGTCTTGTTCCGGGTATGTACCTGTTGTTTGGTTTTTTTACGCTCAATGGTTTGTGTTTTGGGCGTGGGTACGTTATAAATGTTGATGTACCGCTTACCGGGAGCTAACCGGTAGCTGTCCACCCACCCACCAACCACCAACCACCTGTTCAACGGCCTCAAAACAAGCACTGAGCGTAGATTCGCCGCTTAGTAGTGGGGGCCCGGGAAGGAAACCACGTGAGTAAGACCACAACCGGACGTCACGCCGCCGCCAAGACGCCGCTCCTGCAGCGCATCCGGGCCACCATCGCCGCCCGTACCGCCCGCACCGAAGCCCAGTACGCCGCATGGGCCACCACGAACACCACCTTGGAGGGAATTTCATGACAACCATCCCGGTCATCGCACCGCTCCGGACCCCGGAGGAAGTCGCCGCGCTGCTGGTCCACATCAGCCCGTTCACGATCCGCCGCCTCGTGCAGAAGAAGGAAATCGCCTACACCCCCGGGGCGCGGGGCAAGGTCCTGTTCAGCGAGGCCAATATCGCGGGCCTGCTGGAGCACCTGAACGTCCCGGCCGTCCCCACCCCAGTGGATGAGGACAACGTGTTCGGGACAACCGGCAGGTCCCATGCCCGGAACCGCAAAGCCTCTTAAACGCAGAAGGCCCCCGCCGAAGCGAGGGCCCTGCCGACAAGTACCAACCACCAACCAAGGAAAGAAGGTAACCAAGTCATGACCGACATTATCAGCACCGTCACGAAAGTGGAAGCGGACCTCATCGTCCGGGACCGCGCCGCAGCCTACGTCGAAGCGCACGGGCCGGACTACACCCTCGACGGGTTCCCGTTCTGGGTCACCCGCCTCTCCAACGACGTCGGGGCCGAGCTGGACCGCCGCACCCTCATCGACGTCGTTATCTCCATGGACGACACCGCGCAGGTCGAAAACGGCACCCACCCCCTGATCCAGCTCAACGCTGCCGGGACCGTGGATAACCGCGCCGCGCTCCTCGACTACGAGGGCGGCATCCTCACCAAAATGATCAACCACCTCCTCACCGCGGCCGGGTTCACCGGCGGCACCGTCAACGGCACCGGAAAGCAGGCAGCGTAACCATGGGACGCAAAATAGTGAACCTTCGCGCAGAGAATGTCATGCGGCTCAAGGCCGTGGAAATCACCCCGGCCGGGAACGTCGTGATCGTGGGCGGGAACAACGGGGAGGGGAAGTCCTCGACGCTGAACGCGATGTGGCTGGCCCTCGGCGGCGGGGCCGCGTCCAAGGCCATCCCCCGCCCGGTCCGTGACGGTCAGGACGAGGCGTCCGTGACGCTGGACCTCGGGGACCTGATCGTGACCCGCAAGTGGAAGGGCGCCAAGTCGACCCTGACCGTGGAATCGGCCGACGGCGCCCGCTACTCCTCACCGCAGTCCATCCTTGACGGGCTGGTCGGCAAGCTCGCGTTCGACCCGCTGGAGTTCGCCCAGTACCCCGCAGCGAAGCAGCGCGAAATCCTCCTCGGCATGGTGGCTCTCCCCTTCGACCCGGCCGAACTGGACCGCAAGCGCAAGGGACTGTTCGAGCAGCGGACCGACGTGACCCGGACCCTCAAACAGTACGAGGGCCAGCTCGCCGGAATGTTCACGGCGCCCGCCGGGACCCCCGACGCCGAGGTCTCCGTCAAGGACCTCCTCGACGAGTACCGGGCGGCGGAGGCAGCCACCGCCCGCATGCTCCAGATCGCCCGGGACGTCCAAAATAACGAGCTCCTCGTGACCCAGTTGCGGGAGAAGCTGGCCATGGCCGAGGAGGACCTGATCGGGAACCGGCTTGCGCTGGACACCTGCCCGGCACCGGCAAGCCTGTCCGAGATTCAGGACCGGTTGGATGACGTGGAGAACGTCAACGCGAACGTCCGGGCCAAGCTGGAACGGGCCGCGACCACGGCGCAGCGGGACGCAGTGGCGGCCAAGGTTGCCGAGCTGACCGCAGGCATCGCGGGGCTCGACAAGACCAAGGCCGACGGGCTGGCCGCCGCAGACTACCCCATCACCGGGCTCGGGTTCGACGACGACGGGGTGGTCTACAACGAGGTCCCCTTCAAACAGGCCTCCTCCGCCGAACAGCTCCGGGTCTCGACCGCGATGGGCATGGCCCTGAACCCCGAGCTCCGGGTCATGCACATCCGGGACGGTTCCCTGCTGGACACCCGCAGCCTTGACCTGATCAGCCGCATGGCGGAGGCCAACGACTTCCAAATCTGGATCGAACGGGTCGGCACCGGCGACGAGGGCGCGGTCATCATCGAGGACGGCGAAGTCCAGACCCGGGCTCAGGTGGCGGCATGACACCCCTGATCGAAGGCACCCAGACCGGGGACCACACCTACGAGGTCACCATCCGTCCCCCACACGGCCGGGAGCTCACCCTCCACGTCGTCGGCGGCAAGCCGTGGCGGACCCGCAGCGGATACCGGCAGCCGAAGGCAGTCGTCAAGGCCAACCGGAACTCCGCCAGCTACATCACCGAGCACCGCGGTTTCGAGGCCGCCGTCAAGTCAGCGAACGCCCGGGCCAAGAAGTACCTGCGGGCCTACTCCATCCCCCGCACCATCAAGTCACGTCAGGAGATGGCAGCGTGAGCCGCCCGAAGCAGGCCCCCATGGTCCTGACGGAGCGCGGGGAGTGGGTCGTGGAAGGTTTGGGCGCGGTCGCGGCGCTGGTCGTCATCCCCTTGTGCTTCTGGGTCCTCGCCAAGCTGGTCGGACTGTGACCGCCGAACCCGTCTGCACCTGCCCCCGCAGCGACATTCAATGGCCGGACCTCCCCCCGGCCTGCCCCGTCCACCACCCGAAGGAAGGTCCCAAGTGAGTCTCGTATTCAACGCCGCAGCCCACTCCTACCTGATGGACGGCAAGAGGGTCCGGGGCGTGACCGGGCTCATCGACGGTGGCACCTCAAAAGCGGCCCTCGTGAAGTGGGCCCCGAAGTTCGTCGCCGAGTTCGTCGAAGCCAACTGGGACAAGGTCGAGGGCTGGCACCACGACCCGGCCGTGGACTTGGTCAAGCGCCTCAAGTACCTCCCGGAGAACTACCGGGACGAGGCCGGGGTCCGCGGCTCAGCGATCCACACCGCGGTCGAGGAAGTCGTGATGACGGGCTCCACGGACGTCGACCCGGTCTACCTGCCCGAGGTCAACGCCCTGCTGGACCTGTATGAGGAGTGGGACATCCGGCCGCTGGAGATGACCCTGCGGGACGGGTCCACGACCCTCATGGCGGAGAAGTCCGTCGGGAACCGGTCGCACTGGTATGCGGGACGGTTCGACCTGATCGGGACCGTGGGCAAGCTCGGCGGGGCCCTCTGCCAGATTGACACCAAGTCCTCGAACCATGTTTACGGGTCCATGTCCATGCAGCTCGCGGCGTACCGGAAGGCCGAGTTCTGGGTCGACGACGCGGACCCCGAGGCCGAGTACCCGATGCCCGTCATTGAGCGGAACCTCATCGCGCACGTCCAGCGGAACAAGGAGACGGGCGAGGTCGCGGCCGGGCTGCAGTCCGTGTCCGGCGGGCTCCCCTACACCCGGGAGCAGTCGGCCCGGGACATGGACGAGGCGTTCCGGGAGTTCCTCTGGGCGGCGTCCCTAACCAAGACCGCGGGCGCCCGCGACAAACGCATGTGGCCGACCATGCCAACCACCAACCACGTTTTCAAGGAGATCGCATCATGACCGAAATTGCACTCAACGAGGCCCCCACGGCGGCGACCGTCGCGTACCTCCCGGCCGCAGCAGCGACCCCGGGTTCCACCGTGGACCTGTCCGCCTACTGGGACCGCATGGGCATCGCCATTCAGATCGCGGGCCCGATGTGCACCACCCCGTTCGTGCCGACGGCGTTCCGTAACAAGCCCGAGGACACGGCCATGGCCATCATGTACGGCCTCAAGTACGGGATGGAACCGGACGCGGCCCTGTCCTCCATCTTCCTGATCGGCGGGCGCCCGGGCATGTACTCCCGGGTCCAGCACGCGCTCCTCATGGCCCACGGCCACGAGGTCAAAATTACGAAGCAGTCCGATGAGGTCTGCATCGTGAAGGGCCGCAGGAAGGGTGATGACGGGGACTGGACGGTCTCGGAGTGGACGATTGCCCGGGCCACACGGGCGGGCTACCTCTCCAATGACAAGTACAAGAAGGACCCCATCGCCATGCTGACCGCCCGGGCCCTTGGTGACGTCTGCCGCCTCGTGGCCCCGGACCTGCTCATGGGCATCGTGGCGTACAACGAGGCCGACGTCGAGGTCATGGAAGTCCTTGACGGGGACACCCTGCGGCCCCTGCAGGCGGAGCCGGTCACGGTCCAGCGCCGCGTCGGGACAGCCCCGCAGGCCACCGCGCCCCGCCCGTTCGTGAACCGCGTCCCCGTCCACGAGGCCGAGCCGGTACAGGCCGAGCCGTTGACCGGGGCTGAGGCGGACGACTCGTTCGACGTGGTGGGGGAGCCGACGGTCGAGTACGACGACGGCGTGTCCAATGTCGTCCAGATAACCCGCCCGGCAGCGACCCCGGCACCGGCGAACGAGACGCAGATCGCGACCATGCTGGCCGAGATGGACAAGGCGGGGCATCGGACGAACCCGGCCAAGCGCAAGGCCGTCAAGGCGTACCTCGGGCGGGACCTTGACGGGCCCCACCAGATGACCGCGGACGAGGCCGACAAGTTCATCAACCACCTGCTGTTTCGGCAGGAAGTGACCACGGCGACCGCCGCGGTCGACGCAGAATGGGGCCTCGAAACAGCCCCGAGCACCACCGAGGAGACCAACTAATGTCCGGCGAAATCATCATTACAGTCCCCGGCCGCCTGACCGGCGACCCCGAGCTGCGGTTCACGCCCAGCGGGTCTGCGGTGGCCAACTTCACCATCGCGCACAACGCCCGGGAGTTCGACAAGCAGACCAACGCATGGAAGGACAAGCCCACCAACTTCTTCCCCTGCTCGGCGTGGCGGGAGATGGCCGAGAACGTGGCCGAGTCCCTGACCAAGGGCATGCCGGTCATTGCCACCGGTGAACTCAAGACCCGGTCATGGGAGACCAAGGAGGGTGAGAAGCGGTCCCGGCAGGAACTCGAAATCACCGCCATTGGCCCGGACTTGCGGTGGGTGGTGGCCAAGGCGGTCAAGACCGAACGCGGGAACGCCGCTGGCGGGGCGCAGGGCGGCTCGACCGGGTTCGGTGGCCAGCAGGGCGGCGGCGGGTTCGGCAACCAGCAGGGCGGCCAGCAGGCGTCGGCTCAGGGCGCGCAGGGTGGCGGGTTCGGTGGCTGGGGACCGGCCCACGAGGCACAGCCAGCAGCACAGGCCGACCCGTGGGCAACCCCGGGCGCGCAGGCGAACGCGGGCGGCTGGGGCAACGGCCCCGACGCTGAGCCCCCGTTCTAAGAGGAGCCCCCGAAATGGCCAGCGAACCACACGCCCGCATGTTGCGGAGCATCTGGACTAATGAGGAGTGGTTGGACCTGTCCGTCACGGCCCAATGGCTGTATCAGCGGCTCGTCACCCACCGGAAAGTCTCATTGGCTGGAGTGGTGGAGTGGCGACCGAAAGGGCTCACGCAATCGGCGGTCGGCGCCTCGCTGGAGCTCATTGAGGCCGCCGCCGCCGAACTGGCCGAGGCGCGGTTTATCGTGTTTGACGAGTCCACGGACGAGGCCCTCATCCGGTCGTTCGTCCGTAACGACGGCATGTTGTCACAGCCGAACATGGCCACGGCGGTCGCGAACGCTTACGCGGACACCGGCTCCCGGAGGCTGCGGGGTGTGATCGTTTTTGAGCTCCTCAGGCTCAAGGATGACCAGCCCGGGCTCCGGTGGGACCGGCTCGCGGAGGTCCTAAATAAGCCCTCGATTGACCCGTGGACGACCCTGTCCGTGGTCGCCTGAAACCCCCGGTCGGCGGGCTGTTGTCATCGTGTTACAGCTCGTCGGCCGACTTCGACCCCAGAAAATCCCTGTAAACGTATGGGAAATAAAGGGGTCGGGAACCCTTCGATAAAGGGTTCCGAAAGGGTTCGATCAAGGGTTTCGAAAATCGTCCCCCACTCCTTTACTCCTTAACTCCTTAACTCCTCTACTCCTTAACTCCGGTGGGGGTAAAGAAATCAATCAAGTTACCTAAGTAGACGCGGAAGGAAAGATTTTGACTGATTCAAATTTCCAGCCCATCACCCTCCAGCAAGCCCAGATCGCCGCCGCGGCATGGCACGAAATCCGGCCCGAGTGGGAAGTGAAGTCGATGATGACCAGACTGGAGGCCCACGCCTCCTCCGGCGCAGCCCGCAACTCCTCGTTCGCGGAGCTCCTGCGGGCTGGCATCAACGTCGCACTGAATCCCAAGGCCCTGACCCCGGCGGTCATCTTCCAGCCGGGCAAGCACTGGCTGGACGCGGAGCAGGCAGCGAACCCGGCCTTCACGGCCCGGTTCGGGAACGACACCTCGGAGGACTGCCCGAACCACCCCACGGTCAAGGCGTGGGACTGCCGCCCGTGCCGCCGGGCTGACCCGCCGCCCGCGAATTTGCGGGAGCGGATCGCGGCCGAGGCCGAGAGGGTCCGGGTAGCCCGGGCCGCGAAACTCACACCACCAACCACCACCAAGGAGAGCCACGATGGCGATACGCCAACTCAAGAGCCACAACCCGCTGCAGCGTAGGCCGTTCACCCCGGCCGAGTACGCCCAACTCCACCACACGATCCAGTCCAAGGCCACGGTCGCCCTCAAGGACCTCGGCGCCCGGTTGGAGGCCGAACTCGCGGAGGCCCGCGCCGCGGCAGAGCGGGAACTGAAAGGCGCCGCTCAGGAGGTCGAGGAGCTGGAGCGTGGCGTGAAGCAGGCCAAGAACCGGATTGACCGTCTCCGCCGGTCCCTGCGGACGAAGCGGGACGAGGTTCAGACCCTTGAGGAGCTCCGGGAGGCAGTCCGGAACGGCACGGACAGGCTGGCCGCTACCCGCGTCGAGGCGCGTGAGCTCGCGGCCCTGATCGCTGCAGAGCAGAGCGAGGTGGAGGCATCCCGTCGGAAGCTGCGCCGGGTCAGGTCCCGGAGGGTGGGCGTCGAGGAGGAGACGGCCGCGGCGATGGCGCCGATGGATGCGGGCACCCGGCGTCTGCTGGATGCGGAGAACGAGGTCATTGAACTTTCCTCCCGCCGCCGAAACACCCCCGACGCGGTAATCGCCGCTGTAAGCGCCTAGAAAGTTCCGGGTGGGACCACCACCCGGAAACGGCCCACAAGGCTGCGACAGCCCGCAAAGCGCCGTGATGGGCGCCAATTTTTGAACCACCCACCAACCACCAGTACCGAAAGAAGTCACCCAATGGTTTCATTCAACGTCAACGGCATCCCGGGCCCGCAGGGTTCCAAGAAGGCCATCCCGCTCAGTCGGGGCAAGGGCGCCGCCCGCGTCTACACCGGCAAAGTTGCCTTGGTGGAGTCCTCCGCCAAGGTCAAGCCGTGGCGGGCCGCCGTCGTCGAGGCCGCCAAGGCAGCCGTCCCCGTGATGATCGTGGGCGCCGTGAACGTGTCCATCACGTTCTACCTCCCCCGCCCGAAAAACCACTACGGGACCGGCCGGAACGCCGCCCGGCTCAGGGCCAGCGCCCCGCTGTACCCGGCAGTCAAGCCCGACGCTGACAAGCTCGTCCGGTCTACGCTCGATGCCCTCACGTCCGCGGGGGCCTACAGTGACGACGCCGTGGTCGTGGACCTCCACTCAGCCAAAAGGTACGCCGACCACCGCGAACCGGGCGCGTGGATTCAGCTGCTCCCCAAGTCCAACACCCGGTCCATGGGCCAGCTCGCGAACGCCGAGGTCGCCTGATGGGTAGGGAAGCGTCCTACACGCCGTCCGTGAAGCCCGCCCGCGGGATCGTTGTCACCCTCAAGGGAATGCCGGGGACGTGGCAGCTTTCCGATAAGTCCCCGACCCGCGGCCATTGGTGGGCTGTGGCGATGGATGATGCCGCGAAAGCCCACGCCAGCTACACCGAAGCGACCGTCCGGGATATGACCCGTGCGGCGTCCCTGAAAGGAACCCGATGACCCCGCCACTGTCCAAGACCAAGTCGACCCTCCTGACCCCGGAGGAGACCGGCCGTGCCGCGGCCGGGATCAAGCTGCTGGCCGCGTCCAAGGGATACACCCGGTACACCGACCTCCACACCGCACTGACAGCGGCCGGCTACCCGGGCTCGTATGCGACGTTCGGGCGCCTGATGAACGCGGTCCGGCCCGCGCAGGAGTCCGAGGTGTCCGCGATTGCCCGGTTCTTCGGCGTCCAGCCGCGGGACCTGACCGGGGCTGCTGTGAACCCGGTCAAGGACCCTACCCCGCCGCGGCTGGTCGAGTACGACCTGCCGGTCCCGGAGGTGGCGGAGGGTCTCAAGCGGCTACCCCTGCCGGTCGGACGCAAACCCAAGGCCGCGAAGCTGGACCCGGGGCAGTTCCAAGCCCTCGCTGACGCCATCACGGAGCTAACGACGGCTGTGCGCGAGTTCGGCAAGGCTACGGGCGCACGGCGGGTCCCGCTGCAGGAAGTTTCCTGACAGGCTTGTGAAGTATGGTGGACTGTTGTTACAGTTACGAGTAACAGCAGTCCACCAACCAAGGAGCACAAAATGAGCGAAGCAACCAACCCCACCCCACCCGACATCCAGAACTGGCTCCGCGCAGGTTCAGTCAAGCACGACGACATCCACTCGCTCCGCATCGACCGCACCCTTACCCCGGGAGTGGCGGAGAAGCGGAACTGGCGCTGCACCTGCGGCCACGACTTCGGCCTCCTCTACGACAACGCAGCCAAGGGCGCCTACCGCCTCCACCGCAAAGAATCCAACTAGCCCACCCGGGAGGGGCTCCGGCCCCTCCCGCAACCAAGGAGCCTCCCCATGGATGAAGACGCTTACCTTGTCCACCGTCACCACTGCACCTCAGTCCCCGGGGACACCCTCGACGTCTGGAAGCCCGTCAACCCGCAGGGGGACCCGTCCATTCAGATCAACCAGACCGACGGGGACTCGGCCTTCGTCACCTACGCCGCCGATCAGGCCCTCGCACTCGCGGAGGCCATCCTCGAAGCCGCAGGGCTCAGCGACACCTACCGGATTCGGAACGAACACGGGTAACACGACCCGCGGGTACTAGGAATTTCGCTGTAACCGCGTTACGCTCAACAGGTACCACAAACCCCAACCAGCAGGCGGCAAGCCTGCAACAACCAAGGAGACAACCATGTCCAAAACCAGCCACCCCGGGACCACCTAATGCCGTCCACCCCAGCCGTCGAGCTCCTCCCCGCCCAGTGGGACGAGGGCATCCTCATCGCCCACCCCGCAGCGGTCATGCACTTCCTCGGCGTGGACGTCATGGTCCAGCGCTCCGTGATCGACGGAAAAATCCTTGTCACCCTCGACGGTGACGACGAGGCCACCCGCATCGACCTCAACGACGGCACCGTTTTCAACGGCCCCGGCGAACCCACCCACCTCAGCGCCGAAGCCGTGCAGGCCGCCAAGGACTGGAACAACACCCCCATGGAGGACCTCCGATGAACCAGCACACCATCACCATCAGCGTCACCCTCGTAGGGGACGCCACCCCGGAAGCCACCACCGCGCGCCTCGCGGAAATCGCGGACGCCGTCGAAGAACTCATCGACGACCGGTACTGCCCGGACAACTCCAAGGACTCCATCGAAGCCCCCTACAGGTTCGACCGGACCCGCCCACCCTTCGTCGCCCGAGTCAGCGCCGTCCACGCCGCAGAAATGACCCAAGCAGCATGAGCCGCCGTGTGGACGCACCCCAGACCACCAACGCCGACACGCCCCGCGCCGACCTGCTCCGGGCAGTAGCCCGGGAATGCGTGGCCCACTTCCCCCACGACGTCGACGAGTGCAGGCTCCAGCAGGCCCTCCCCCACAGTGACGCGAACACCATCACCACCGTGGAGCACATCACCGGCAAAACGGTTGACCTCAGCGGCCCCGGCAACCTCCCCGCACGCCTCCGCGCCGAGCTCCGCCGCTGGGCCATGCGCGACCAACTGAAAGGAACCACCCGTGGCTAACACCATCGTCTCCAAAACCATCCCCTACCCCGCCTGCGACGAGAACATCGTCGTCACCGGCGCCCTCCGCCTCACCTCCGAACGGACCCCCGACAACCGGTCCGCCGTCGTCTTCGTCGAGTTCAACCAAGACGCCCTCGACCGCCACGCCGCCACGCACCTCAGCGACGAGGAAGCCGCAGCGTGAGCACCCACCCCAACTCCCGCACCAACGAGAACCGGGCCGGAACCACGTACCGGAAAACAGTGGACGTCAACGACTTCCTCACCCTCCAACGCACCGGCGCGACCGCCGCAGTCATCGCCGAACGCCTCGGCGTCACCCCACGCACCGTTGTCCGGCTCCGCTCCCGCCACGGGGTCGCCCAGCCCTACGCCCGCCACGCCCCCGTCAACGACGAGTGGAAAGCCCGCGTCAAAGACCTCCTCGACGACGGAGCCTCCATCTCCGACGTCTGCCGGACCCTGGACACCACCCACGACACCGTCAAACGCTATTTCCCCGACGCAGGGTGGACGAAGACCATGGCCTCGCACTACGCCCGGGCAGTGCGCACCGCCAACGAAACACTCCGCCGCAACGGCCACGAACCGTTCAAGAACCTCGACCACAAGTAGGAGCCCCCATGGCCAAGACAGCCCCCACCGCGATCTACCAGATGACAGAGGGTGAAGTCCTCGTCCGTGGCACCACGGACCCCACAGAAGCCATCCGCATCATCGTCGAAGGCAACTACGAGGAGAACTGGCAGTGGGAGGAAATCATCGACGGCGCCTCCCGCGACGGAGTCATCGACCCCACCCTGACCGAGGACGACCGCGCCATCATGGTCGCCGAAGCCGCCGCCTTCTTCGACCGCCTCCTCAAGCCCCAGAACCACAGCACCGGCTGGTTCCGCCGGAACGTCCAAGCCCCCGGCGGCGACTACACATGGATGCTCGGGCACATGGACGGCCCCGGCCGCGGCAACTTCCGCGGCGTCCTGTTCGACTAACCACCACCAACCAAGGAGACCCCCATGACCAAGCCCGAGAACCTCCCCGCACTCATCGCCGTCCTCAAGACCCGCGCGATCACCGAATCCGTCCTCCGCAGGGATGACCCGTACTACGACCTCGACAGCGGCGAGGCCTCCGCATGGGACAAGACCGTCACCCCCGACGTCGTCCTGTCCCTCGTCTACGAACTCGAACGCCTCACCACCGCGACAGCCCCAGCCCACGAGTTCACCGGGACCGTCAAGCGGGCCGACGGCATCACCGTCACCGCCACCCTCACCGTCCCGGACACGCACCCCATGGCCACCCCCGGACCCCCGCGCCCATGGGACCGGGGCGAGGCCAGCAATCAGAACTTCATCGAGCTCGGGGAGCTCGCCATGATGGTCGCCCAGCGCGGCTACAGCATCGTCGAGAGCAACGAACGCTCCCGTGAACGCTGGGGCAAGCAAGACTATTGGGCCGACCTCCTCGACATCGCCCCACCCACCCCCGCCATCGAAGCCCCCAAGGAGACCGCCAAGTGACCACCGAAACGCCCACCCTGACCCCCGAGGTCAAGACGTGGAACCACTCCCGCAAGGGCCCCATCACCGGCACTATCGTCCACACCAGCGCCGACGGCGAATGGGTCGACATCGAGCTCGCCACCGACCATGAGCTCCGGTATAACGCCACCAGCGGCCGCGTCGACGAGAAGGGCGAAGTCGTCCGGGTCCGCAAGTCGTTCCTCACCGAGGTAGCCCAGTGACCACCACCGTCGAGGCCGCGGCCACCAACCCGCACCAGCCCACCGTCACCGAGAAGGCCATCACCTGCGGCGCCCCGGAATGCGGCTACGCCATGCACCGCCACGGCAACCCGGACGGGACCAGCATGGACGAGTTCCTGCTCACCCTGTTCCAGCGCAACCACTCCGGGCAGTACGACGTCGGCCGCGCCCCGGACATCGCCGTCGACTGGGAAATCTCCGCCCTCTGCTCCGTCTGCCCCGACGGCATCGGCACGGTCGTCACCATCGACTCCGAAACCATCGCCTGCGAAGAATGCAACACCCACTGGAACCTCGACGGCACCGCCGGGGAACGCTCCGAGGGCGACCAGTGAGCACCCGCAGCACAGCCCGCGCCAAGCTCGCCGCCCGCATGGAGGAATGCGTCGGGCGGGCGCCCATGACGTTCCTCGCCGACCCGCAGGTCCCGCTCCTCACCGCAGAACTCCTCATCCGCGACCTCCTCGAACTCGGCTGGACCAGTGAACCAACCATCGTTCACGTCCACCACGACACCGAAGCCCACGCCCGCAGCTTCAACGAAGGCTACGAGGCAGCAATCACGCAAGGTCTCGCGGACGACCCCACACTTGCCGACGACTGGCTGCAGACCAAGCTCCGGGAAGCGAGGGTGCAAGCACTCAGGGAAGCCGCGGAGGAACTGCCATACCTCGACCGGCCCAAGAACATGCTCGTCCGGCAACAAGACGCCGCGCACTGGCTCCGCGCACGCGCCACAACCCTCGGGGAGGAAGATGAGCAACGGGTCCCCACCGACCACGGACCCAAGGCGAAAGCCCTCCGCGAGAAGTTCATGGCCCCCCCGGCATCCTGCCCCGCCCGGCTCACGGACGGCCGCAACGAACTCCGCTGCTGGCTCACCGCAGGCCACGAAGGGGACCACAAATGAGCCAACTCGACGACGCCCGGACCATCGCCAACGCATGGCGCGACGACCCCGACCTCAAGGTGGTCGCCCTCCGCACCGGCGGGCTCACCGTGGAGGAGTACCTCATCAGCCTCATCGCCGCGCAGGACTCCGCACTGTACGAGACCGGCGAGAAGCTCCGCGCAGCCACCACCAACACCACCCGCACCGAGGTCATCGAGGAGGTAGCCGCGTCGCTGGAGACCGCCCTCGAATGGGGTGGCGCCCACGGCCAACGCCAACGGCGCCCCAACAACTACGGCAACGCAGCCCGACACGTAAGGAGCCTCAAATGACAGCCACCCTCGAAAAGCTCACCGTCCCGCGCCGCTGGCGTGCATGGTGCGAACCCTGCCAAGACGGATACCAAGGCGCCAAACCCACCGCCAAGAAGTGGGCCGACACGCACAACCTCCACCACCACCTCGCGGAGCTCACAGAGCAGGCCAAGACCACCCGTGAGCAGTGGTACACCACCGAAGGTCGCACCGACGAAATGATCCCGTGGGACGACTTCTCCAACCACGAGAAACGCCAAGCCCTCGCCTACTGGGCTGACCTGCCAATTGAAAAAATCGAGCCCGCGGCTACGCCGCAGTAAGGACCCTGCCACCATGACCAGCCAGACCACCGAACTCAGCGCCGTCACCATCGGCTCACCAGAAACACCCCTCGTCATCATCTTCAACCGCCTCCCCAACGGCGACCTCGCAGCAGACCTCAAAGGCAACATGGACCCACAAGAAGTCATCCACCAACTCCGCTTCATCGCAGACCACATCGAAAACAAGGGCATCCCCACCGCACACCCCGAACCCGAGAAGTGCGACCCCAAAAACGGCACCCACACCACCCCACACAAAGGCTGCATCCTCCGCTAAGAACAAGGTGTAAACCCAACACCAAACCCAGCCGAAACCTGATAGGGTCAAAACACAAGAACAAGCGCGGCGCCCCTGTTGGCTCTCCGCCGTTAAAACTTTCTGGGAGGGTTGCTTGGTGGTTGGTTTGCTTGTCTCTTCTGGTCTGATTTAGTTCTCAAGGTTTGCCCTGCGGCGTCATTGTCCCCCTCTGGCGTCGTGGGGCTTTTCTTGTCCCTCGTTACGCTTAGTGGTTGGAGTTTCATGTACCTGTCAGTTGTGAAGAAGGTGGCTGTGGCGGCCGCGGGCATGGTCCTGCTGGCCTCGTTGGCTGGGTGTGGGCAGAACGCCGATACGAACAAGGACGGTTCGTTGGGCGGCGACTATTCGAATGCTGGCGGGTTCGTGAAGCTGTCGGATGGGCGGTCGGTCATGTGCGTGGCGTATGGCAATGGTGGCGTCTCCTGCGACTGGGACCACGCCAAGTGACGGTGATGCGCGGGTTCATCCGCAAGGCGACAGCCCGCTATGGGGACACGCGGCTAACGCCGATGACCCATCAGTACACGATCGATACGTTTGTGGGTGAGGAGGGGCGGTTCCTTGCGGGGCAGCCCGTCACCCTCACGTCGGAGTACCACCAGTGCGAGCCCGCGGCCAAGCCCGAGGAGCCGTTGACTGCTGCTGGCCTGTCCGCGGCGCACATTGGGTCACGGGTCCGGGTAGAGGTCCTTGGTGGGGCCGTGGTCGAGGACAAGCTGACCGCGGTCTTCGTCGGCGGCTCCCCGGCACGCATCAGCCTCACCTTCGAATACGTGAAGGCCTGCGCGGCGCTGTACGGCCCCCCTGACTTCGGTGTACTCCCGGACACCCCGGTCACCATCGTCAAGGAGCCCACCAAGTGACCCGGGCCGCTGCACGCCCCGCGCTGGCCCTCGTAGCGCTTCTGGCAGCCGCGACCCTCACCGGCTGCGATAACGGCTCCTGCACGGCCAGCGGGACACTGCAGGCCACCAGCGTCGTCCAGACCAAGGGAGGCGGTGGAGGTGGTGGGCACTCGTCCGGCGGTGGAGGCGGCCATTCCTCCGGCGAAGGCACGTCCTCGGGCAGTCACGCCAGCGAAGAGGACACCAGCACCGGAGGCGGAGCCAACGTCCCTCACCCCCCTGTCACCAGTGGCGGGTCCGACTGCAAGAAAGCAACCCCATGAACCGAAGCGCTAGGCGCCTCTCTGCGGCCCTCGTAGCCGTCGCAGCGGTGGTTGCCCTGACAGGGTGCTCCGAGGGCGACGTGGCCATGGTGGCGGACGGCCCAGCCTGTTACCCGCCGCTCGCCTGCGGGACCTACTACCCCGTCCCCGCTTACCCCTACTACGCGCACCCCTACATCGGGTATCTCCACGACCCCGCGCACGTCATCATCACCGGGGCAGGACCCCGCACGACCGTCATCTACCGGCCCTACAGCGCGCCTGTCCGGCCCGGGTTCCTCCCCGTGCCCAAGGACTTCAAACCAGCCCAGCAGGCGCCCGCCAAACAAGCCCCAGCACCCAAGCCAGCCCCAGCCAAGCCCGCAGCCCCAGCACTCCGCCCAGCCGCCCCAGCCCCAAGGAGCAAATGATGACTCAGCAAACCCCTGAGCCCGCCAAGGAGCCAGCGGAGCTCGTCGTCCCCGACTACGAGCTCCGCGCGTCCCGCCGCGGCTACCTCATGGTCTACGGCAAACTCACCGAACACGAAGGCCGCCTCAACAACCTCCCCGAGGAGCCCGAACACTTCCGGCACTGCACCGGCACCTACGCCGCCGTCGCGGAAGTCGCCAAACGGCTCAACGAAACCCAGATCAGGTCCGGGTTCCTTGACTACCTCTACGCCCCCGAACCCCGAAAGCTGGCCAACGCATGACCGCATTCATCCACCTCACCGACAAGGACGGGGACCCCGTCGCTCTCAAGGCTGACACCATCAACGGCGTCTACCGGAGCAGCGTCGAAAGCGGGGCGTTCTTCGCCCACGACCAGCAGGAACCAGCCCGCACCATCGTCGCCGCAGCGGCCGGTGGCTTCACCGTCATCCAGTCACACCAAGAAGTCCTCGACCTCATCGCCGCCGCCGTGGAGCCCGCCAAGTGAAGGCCCGGCACGCCCGTCGTATCCGGTTAGGCATCCTGTCCGGACGCGCCCACGCCGCCGTCGCCGTCTGCATCACCCGGGGAAGGTACATCATCAAACCCGTGGCCGACCCGCTGGAGTGGAAAGCCACCACCCACACCCTCCGCAGGGCGTTCCGCCGGGCCCTGTTCCCCACCTTCATCGTGGGTGCCGAAGCCAACGGCACTTACGCCATCAGCCGCATCCCCGCCATCCCCTCGACCCTCACCAACCTCTCCGGGAAGAAGAAGAAATGACCGTCGTAGACCCCTCAACCCTGTCCCACAAAGACCAGCACCGCCTCCGCGCCCAAATGGTCCGCGAAGGGCAACGCACCCTCGACACCCAGAAGCTCCTCGACTACCGGGCAGCGAAACCCACCCACAAGCCGAAGCCCGCCAAGACCATGACCGTCACCGCCACGGACGGGACCACCGCCACCATCGAAGTCACGGACGTCAAGGTCAGCAAAGTCATCCGGGACGGTCCGGTCAGCGCCTACTCCATGGCCATCGCCAACGCCACGACCCCGAAGCCACTGCCCAAGGCGGACACCAGCCACGGCCTCCTCGCCCGCCTCAACGCCAACCTCCGGGACGCCAAGTGATCATCCTGTTCCTGTTCATCGCCGCCCTGTTCGTTGCCGCCCTCGTGGCCGTGTTCCTGTTCGGTGTCCGGTCCATCAACGACGTCCTGAACTGGCCCGGCGTCCGCCCCCACACCATCGCCATCGGCGTCACCCTCCGCGTCCTCGCCATCGCCGCGGCCCTCGCCATCCTCCTCGGCACCCCCCTTATTGGCCTCGGCCTCGCCCACTAACCAGACGGAGAACACACCTTGACCCACCGACTCACAGGCTCCATCACCACCGGATACGGAACAGACGCCGTCACCCGCTACTTCTGCGACTGCGGCCACTGGAACCGGACCTACGCCGCCACCCACGCACCAGACCATGAAGAGGTCGCCTCAGAGTGGGAGGAGCACCGGCAGCACGCCGCGGCTGAGGACCTCCGCACCGCCGCCACCAAGCCCACCACCCCGCCCGCCACACTGGACGCCCTCGTGGCCATCGCGCGGGCCCTCGCCGACACCGCTAAGGCAGGCGTCGCAGCCGCAGAGGCCCTGCAAGAGTTCGTGGACGCCCACAAGGAAGCCACAGACCGGGGCATCGGCGTCACCGTCGCCCGCCAACCGGACGGGTCCCTGACCTCCACCCCGAACGTGTTCGTCCCCGCCGGGACAGCGATCTTCATGGAACGCGATGACAGGCTCGACTACCTCCCACCACACCTCACCAAACTCGCCGCAACCCTCCCCGACGTAGCCTGAACAGGAGCCCCGTGGCTGAGTGCCAGTACTGCGAGTCCACCGTCCGGGACGACCGGACCCTCTGCCCGGTCTGCACGGCGTTCCTCCACACCCTCCTCTCCCAAGTCCCCGGCATCCTTGAGGAGCTCGACGTCGCCCTGACCCGGCAAGCCCGGCTGCGCCCCGTGAAGGGAGCGGCTGTACTGGACGCGGTGGAGCTCCCCTACAACCTGTCCGCGGCGGAGGCTGCCCGGAACATCAGGACGATGCTGCTGCCGTGGGTCCGTGTGGTGCATGTTGGGACGGGCGCCCCCTACCAGCCCAAGACGTCCACCGCAGCCCTCGCAAGGGGTTTGTGGAACTGGCGGGCGTGGCTGTCCCGCCACCACGAGGCAGGCCGCCTCCTCACCGAGCTCACCGGCGTCGTGGAGGACGTCCGGCGCATCATCGACACCCGCGTCGAGAAGGTATTCGTCGGGTCCTGCCGGTCGATCTTCAACTCCGAAGGGGAGCGCCAACACGCCTGCCCCGAGCACATGTACGCCCCCGCCCGCAACGTCGAGTTCACCTGCGGGAAGTGCGGGACCGTCCACCACGTCAAGACCCGGCAGCAGCAGGCCATCGCCGCCTCAGAGAACCGCGTCCTACCCCCGCAGACCATCGCCCGGGCCCTCACCCGCAACGGGGAGGCCCTGAGCGTGGAGCGGCTCTACAACTGGGTCAAACGCGGCCTCCTCAAACCCGCAGCCATCGACCCCACCAGCAAGCGGAAGCTCTACCGTGTCGGGGACGTCCGCGACGTCATGATCGCCACCGACGCCTCCCCCAACAACCCCCGCAAAGCACTCACCGAAATGAGGGACGCCGCATGACGTTCTACCTCCTGACCGCCGCCACCGACCACGAATCCGAGGACCCGGTATTCCTCGCCGCCACACTGGACGAGGCCAAGGCCGCCGCCCAACTCCCCGGCCCGGGAGCAGGCGCACCGGACGAGTTCTGCATCTACGAGGCCCAGCCCGGGACCCGGCCGGAGCTAATCCTCTACAACGACGTCAGCCGCACATGGGACGCCGCGACACACCAGACCGTCTACGACCTGAGAGGCTGGACCCCCGCATGACGATTGCAGGGACCTTCCGGCACCCGCCCACCCCACCGGCCATCCAAGGCGACTTCGCCCCACTCCGCGTCGCACCACCGGTGACCATCACCGAGTTCCTACAGACAGCCGCCGAGGAAAACCTGAAGGATTTAGAGAGTTCCGTTGGGGTTCGGTACTTGAATGACCCACTGTTCCACCATCGGGTCATCGTTGGCGCCCGCATCCTCCATCACCTAATCCCGGACATTGAGCCGCATGTCGCTCGCCGCGCTGCACTACTGGTCATCGCCGCAAGCCAGCAGGAGCCGCTACGACCATAGTGGGGTTCCGCCCAGCAGGCACCAACCATCCCGCCTAGTGGGTTGCAAAATGGTGTAGGAGTGACCGATACTGAGCAGGTAGCTTCCCCAGAAATGGCGTGAAGCTGGCGTGAGTGTCCCGGCCGTCAGGCTAAGCCGGGGACCCCGGACCTCCCTCGCAGAGGAGGACCGTGGCCGACTCGGGCCGGGCTGCAAACAGTCCGGCCACGGGTAGTGGTTCGAATCCACCAGCGCCGGACGGGTAGCTCAGTCGCGGTTAGAGCACGCGAGTAAGATCGCACGACGCAGGTTCAAGTCCTGCCCCGCCCACGCACGGGTCCTAACCCCGAGCACAACGGCTACAAGCCACTCTGGGTCGCCTTGGAAGACAGGCGGGCAAAGACTTGGCCGACAACTGAATAACTCAAACAACACGCAGGGCCCCGGCAGACTTCCACCAGCCGGGGCCCTTCCGTTTGCCCACCGATCCCCCGGAGGAACCCCCGTGCCCCTACGCACCCACCACCTCAGCATCACCGGCACCGACGGCATCGGCGCCACGACCACCGTCCTTATCGACGGGGAACCGGCCCGCGCCCTCACCGGCCTCACCCTCACCATTGACGCGGACTCACTCACCCGCGCCGAACTGCAGCTCGTCATGACGCCCGTACAGGTGGACGTCGACGCCGTGGTCACCCTGCTCCCGGACACCGTGGCCCAGCTCATCGCGCTCGGCTGGACCCCGCCAGCATGAGGGCCCTCCTGATCGTCGCCCTGTATGCCGCGGTTGGCGCCCTGATCGGCTGTGCCATCGGCGGCCTCCTGAACACCTTCGCCCTCCCCCACCTGACCACCACCGAACGCGGCGTCCTCTGCGTCATGCTCGCCCTCCTCTACGCCGTCTGGCTCGGCTGCCGCCGGGACAAATGGTGACCCCCGAGACCGCGACCATCTACTTCCTGCTGGTCGCACTCATCGGTGCCCTCGTCCTCCTCTACAACCCCGAACCACCCACCGCCTAGGAGCCCCATGACCGCCGCGCCCACCCGCCTCACCCACGAACTCACCATCGAATACGTCCCCCTCACCAACCTCTCCACCTACCCCGGGAACGCCCGCCTCGGCGACGTGGACGCCATCGCCGAATCCATGGACGAGAACGGCATCTTCGACGCCATCGTCGTCCAACGCTCCACCGGCTACGTCCTCGACGGGAACCACCGCTACCTCGCCATGACCCAGATGGGGGAGGAGCAGGCCCCCGTCATTTACGTGGACGTGGACGACGAACGGGCCAAACGCATCGTCCTCGTCGCTAACCGGACCAACGACCTCGCCACCTACGACAACACCGCGCTCATCGCCCTCCTGCAGGACCTCCCCGACCTCGTGGGCACCGGCTTCGAAGATGACGACCTGTCCGCCCTCATCGCGCTCAACGAGGACGACACCGACTGGGACGACGAGGACCTCCAAGACACCCTCAACGACGCCGACAAAGCAGGCTGGCCCGTGCTGCGCATCCAGATCGACCCCACGTCCAAGGAACAGTTCGACTCGATCCCCGGCGAAGACGACGTCGCCCGGTTCTACTACCTCCTCGAACAGGCCCTCTAAGTGGGTGTCAACGTCCTGCTCTCCTACGCCTTCCACGACAAGACCGACCTCGCCAAGGTCCGCAAGTCCCTCGTGTGCGGGCGCATGATGATCGACTCCGGCGCGTTCACCGCCTACACCACGGGCAAGACCATCCACCTCAAGGACTACGCCGAGTACTTGGAGACGTGGCGTGGGCAGTGGGACCATGCCGTCACCCTCGACGTCATCGGCGACCCGGCCGGGTCCAAGCGGCAGACCACCAAGCTCCATGCCATGGGCCTGCCCGTGATGCCGGTGTTCACCCGGGGCGAGTCCATCAAGGAGTTCGACGCCATGGTCAAAGACGTCGGCTACGTCTGCGTCGGCGGCATGGTCGGCCTACCCCCGGCCATCGTGGAGAAAAGGACCGCGCTCCTGCAGCGCAGGGCTGAACAGAACGGCGGCGGCATCCACGCCCTCGGCGTCGGCGCGATCCCCACCCTGCGCCGCGCCAAGCCCTACAGCGCGGACGCCTCCAACGTCTCCGGGGCGTTCCGGTTCGGGACCATCCTCTGCTTCGACGGGGAACGGGTCATCAACATGCCCGTGAGCGACAAGGCCAAGCTGCGCAAGCACGCCGACCACCTCGCCGCCCACGACATTGACGTCGCCAAACTCGCCACCACCGGCAGGATGCCCTCTGGTTCCACGGGACGCCCGGAGCTCATGCGCGGCATGTCCCTGTCCTACGCCGCGGCCGATGAATGGCTCAAGCCCCGCACCAAGGCGCCCGTCCCCCACGGGACCACGGACGTCCCCGGCACCCATCTCTACTCCTCAATCGTGGCAGGGTTCCTGCTGGACCCTGCCACGGCCCTCGACAAGGAACTCCACGAGGGCTACAACCCGCGCATCTGGGCCCGCCACGGCCGCAACCACCAATGCCACCCCCAACACCGCCGCAGCATCCCCGCTGCGGCCTGACCAACCGAAGGAAACTCGATGTCAAACCACCCACCCATCCTGATCGCACGGCTCAAGAAGCAGGTCGTCCTCCTCTCCGGCGGCATGGACTCCACCACCCTCCTCGCCCTCGCCCTCACCCGCGGCCCCGTCCTCGGCGCCCTGTCCGTGAACTACGGCCAGCGCCACGCCGTTGAACTGGAGGCAGCCAAGGACGTCGCCGCGTTCTACGGCGTCCCCCACTTCATCCTCGACCTCACGAGCTGGGGCTCCCTGCTGACCGGCTCAGCCCTGACCGACCCATCCGTGGAGGTCCCCGAGGGTCACTACGCCGCCCCGTCCATGGCCGTCACCGTGGTTCCCAACCGCAACGCCACGATGCTCATGGCCGCTGCCGGTGTCGCTGAGTCCCTCGGCGCTGAGGTCGTCCTGACCGCCGTGCACAACGGGGACCACCACGTCTATCCGGACTGCCGCCCCGAGTTCATCGCCGCCGCGTCGCTCGCCGCGAACCTTGGCACCGGCGGGGCAGTGTCGATCGATGCCCCGTTCGTGAACGTGTCCAAGACCGACATCGCCAAGCTCGGCCACGACCTCGGCGCCCCGCTGCACCTGTCGTGGTCCTGCTACAAGGGCGGCACCCGCCACTGCGGCGCCTGCGGGACGTGCGTGGAACGCCGTGAAGCGTTCACCGACTCCGGTGTCACCGACCCCACCATCTACCTCACAGGAGCCACAGCATGACCCGCATTTACGCCACCATCTCCAAGGAGTTCGCGTTCAGCAGCTCCCACCAGCTCGACGGGCTCCCGGAGGACCACCCGTGCTCCCGGATGCACGGCCACAACTACGCCGTCAAGCTGTCCCTCTCCGGGGAGCTGGACGCCACCGGGTTCGTCATGGATTACCGGGCGCTCGCCCCGTTCAAGGACTACCTCGACGGGGACCTTGACCACCGGCACCTCAACGATGTTCTTGGGTTCCAGCCGACGGCGGAGAACATGGCCAGTCACCTCGCGCACATGGCCGAGAACCTCCTGCCCCTGCCGGACTCCGTGGGGCACGTGGCGATCAGCGTCTCCGAGACGCCGAAGACGTGGGCCACGGTCAACGTGTTCCGTCATGTGGAGAGGAACCTGTGAGCGCCCCGGCCATGCTTGACCTGACCCCGTCCGAGGGGGCCCCGCGGCTGCCGTTTGTGGAAGCGTTCGGGCCGACCCTGCAGGGCGAAGGGCCCGCCGCGGGCCGGGCCTCGTCCTTCGTGCGTTTCGGTGGCTGCAACCTGTCCTGCTCGTGGTGTGACAGCCCCTACACGTGGGACGCGGAACGGTTCGACCTCCGCAAGGAAATCGCCCTCCTGTCCCCGGAGGACATCGTCGCGCGCATCCCGGACGCGCCCCTCGTCATCGTCACCGGCGGCGAGCCGCTGCTGAATCAGCGGCATAAGGCGTGGGAGCAATTCCTGTTCCTGCTCCGGCAGCGGTTCGCCTACGTCCACATCGAAACGAACGGGACCATCGTCCCCAACGACGTCACGCTCGCCTACGTGGACACCTTCATCGTGTCCCCCAAGCAGGCCCACGCCGGGGAGCACAAACGCACCCAGAACCCGGCGCTGAATGTTGGCTGGTCCAAGCTTCACGACGACTACGAGGCGCACCTCAAGATCGTGGTCGAGGACGCCGCCGGAGTCGATGCCGCGGTCGAGCTGGCCATGAATCACCACTGGCCCAAGGACCGGGTCTGGGTCATGCCCGAAGGGACCACCGCGGACGTCCTCAACGCCCGCTTCCCGGAGGTCGCCACCGCCGCGGCCGAACACCACATCAACGCATCCCACCGCCTGCACGTGCTGGCGTGGACCGACGTAAGGGGCCACTAAGTGACCAACCCTCACATCATCGACCTCGACGCCCGCCGGTTCACCAACAGGGACCCCGTGGCTGAGGCTGTCCGGGAACTCCTGTACGCGCTCGGCGTGGACGAGGGCGACCACACGGCCGACACCCCGGCCCGTGTGGCGAAGTCGTGGCGGGCCCAGCTCGCCGGATACAACGAGGACCCGGCCGTCCACCTTGAGAAGCAGTTCAGCGCCCCCGGCCAGCCCGGCCTCGTGGCCGTCCACGGCATCCGGTTCGCCTCCACCTGCGCACACCACCTGCTCCCCATCACGGGGACCGCGACCATCGCCTACAGGGCCAAGGACGGAGGCGACGTCGTGGGCCTGTCCAAGCTCGCCCGCGTCCTCGAAGGGTATGCCAAACGGCTACAGGTACAGGAACGCCTCGGCGCGCAGGTCGCGGACGCCATCGTGGACAAACTGGACCCCGTCGGCGCGGCCGTCATCATCACGGCCGAGCACGGGTGCATGACCGTCCGCGGCGTCAACCAGCCCACCGCGGCAACGACCACCATCGCCACCCGGGGCCAATGGGATGAGTTCAACCCCGAACTCGCCCACCTCATCGCCATCCACCACAAAAACAGCTAGGAGCATCATGAGCAAGATCACCGCAGTAGCAAGCCTGTACACCAAAAAAGACGCAGGTAACGGGCAGACGGCCCTCGCATTCGGAGCGGACTACAACGACGAGCGGAATAAGGAGTGGGCGAAGTACACGCCCGGGCTGTCCGTTCAAATGACGGTCCTCGACTCTGTGGGCGAGCAGTTCGAGCAGGGCGGCCGCTACCTGCTCACCTTCGAGCGCGCCGACGCCCCTGTAAGCGCCTAAAACAGAGCATCCCCTCCCGGAATACCCGGGAGGGGATGCTAGGCGCTGCTGGGCCCGAAAGCGGGCCGGACAGCACAAACCAAATTGAATCTCTGGAACCGCCAGTCTACCGGCGCTTCTGACGGACACCGCCACCGGCGCCACGGCCGGGACGCTTCTTGATCCACGCCTCAATCGTCTTGGCCTGCCACGCCGGGGACAGCCCGATGGTGAAGTCCGGCTCGGGAATGTCCCCCGGGCGCGGGGCACCTGCGGCGCGGTGGGCGCGCGCCTTCGCAAGGTAGGTCCGGACGGCCCGAATATCGACGCCGATCCTTTCCGCGACCTGCTCATAGCCCCATAACTTAGGTTTAGACATAACACCACGGTAGCCCACCACGGGCCTCCCTTCAAAGACGGAGGGGCGGCGCCCGACCGGACACCGCCCCCACTGACTGGCTGGTTAGACGCTGAGGAGCTGGAAGGCCTTGGCCTTGACCTCAACACCCTTCTCGCCGATAGCCCGGGCCGCCCGGGCAGCCTGCACGTCCCCCTTGGCCCCGCGCACTGGAGCGAAGTAGTCCACGTACTCCGTGACCGCTTGGTAGGCGCCCCAGCGGGTGCCCCTGATCTGCGTGGCCGTCGGGGAATCGTGGAACAGGCCCATGAGGTCCGTGTGGGTTTGGAGCATCTTGTTCGCGGACGCCTTGTTCTTGGACTCCGTGTCCACCTTGCCGAACGTGCGGTCGATGAGGTCCTTGAACTGGGCGTCGGTGATGGAGGCCTGAATCATCTTCTCGGCCTCCTGCTGGAACCCGTCGATGTACTTGAAGGACAGTCCCAGCGCCTCGCGGGCCGCCGCCATGGCCTGTGCGTGGTTCTTGGTGTGCCGGATGCTGACCGCGGACACGGCGCCCTTGATGGCCGCTGCCTGCGTGTTGGCGCAGACGATCCGGACCGGGGTGACGAGGAGCTTGAAGGCGCCGCGGCCGTCGTGGCGGTTGCACGCGCTGATGTAGTACTTCATCTCGTCCACGCCGCCGATGGTCATGTGCTCGGGCATCCGCATGGTCACGAACACTTCCTTGCCGCCGCGGAGGGAACCGGCCGTTTCGAAGTGGGCGCCGGATTCATCGACGAGCGCGTTGAGGAGCTCGCAGTGGTCTTCGTTCTGGATGGGGGTGTAGGCGCCGCCGACCGGGCCGAGGTACTCCGGCTCGCTGGTGAACGGGTTCGTGCGGACGGTCCCGAAGGCGTTGCCGGTGTCGAGGACTGTGCCGTCGGGGAGGTGGACTTTCATGGGTTCGCAGCGGACGTCCCAGTCCTTGAGGTGGGCGACTTCCAGCGCGGTTTCGGCGGTGAAGACGTCCGGGAGGATGGTGCCGAGTTTGTGCCATGCGTCTTCGCGGGCGGAAACGAATGCTGCTTTGGTGCCGTGGGTTTCGATTTCGTGTGCCATGGTGTTGCTCCTTCTGTGTGGGCTGGTCGCCCGCTCCTTGGTTGGTAGTAAAACTGTAACACACTTACACCGATAGGGCCTAGCCGGCATCAGCCTCCACGAAAGATTCAGGCCGGGCGTGATGCATCTCGTCGGGGAACCCCATCGCGTCCACGACCCCGACCCACACCCGCCCCAGTGGGCGCCCCAGCCCCGCCAGAAAGATGCACTGACGGCACTTGCAGTCCCGCATCCAGACCACCCGGGCCCCGTGCATGTCCTCCAGCGAGCCCCGGTAGACCAGCCCCGCGCCCCGGGCGCTCACGCAGCGCCACCGGACATGCGCGCGATGATGACGTCGCCGGTCAGGTCCGTGTCCGACCACGGGAGCTCCCACCGCTGGACGAACTCCTTGGCGCCCTCCCGGCCCAACTCCCCGACGTAGACGTCCAGCCCGTAGGACGAACTGACTGCGGCGTTGCGTTCCATGGCGAGCTCCAGCGCACGAAAGTTGGTGATGAGCTCGACCTCGCGGGCGTCCATAGCGGCATTGTTCTCCATCCATGCCTGCTCCGGCCACTTGCCCGAGTCGGTCAGGGCCGCGAAGTGGGTTCCCCATCCAACACTCCACCCCTCCCAGACGGTGTGACCCAGCAGGGGTCGGTGGGCGCAGTGAATGACGTGACCCGGCGCCCATGTCCGGGACGGTGCCCAGCGGTCGCGGTGGACGTAGAGCTTTTCGATCTGAGCCATGGTGGGCTCCTTTCGGGTGGGGGCGTCCCGTGGGGCCGCCTGTTGGTTGGTGTTTCATGTACCCACTAAGCGTAACACCGCTACACCTGTTCTTGTCTCTCCCGAATCCGAAAGGACCCCGTGACCCGATTCAACCCCCACGACGGCGCAGCCCTCGAAGGCACCGAGAAAGCCGTCAAAGCATGGGAAGCCCGCAAACTCGGCGCCACCCTCGCCCAAGCCGCGAAAGTCGCAGGCTACGCCAACCGCGGAGCAGCACACAACGCCATCAGCACCCTCAAACGCGGCCTCCAGATCGAAGCCGCCGAAGAGATGGTGGCCATGGAAAGCGAACGGCTCGACGGTTACCTGTTCGCCCTCGCCACCAAGATCAAGGCCGGGGACGAGAAGGCCATCAACACCGCCATCAAAATCAGTGAACGCCGGGCCAAACTCCTCGGCCTCGACGACTTCGAACGGCGCATGGCTGAGGTCAACGAACGCAAGATGGCCCTGCAGGAACGGGACGCCGTCGCCGTCGCCACGATGATGGCCAACGTCATCCGGAAGCTGGAGCTGGACCCGGATAAGACCGGCCTCGCCCGGGAACTGGTCATGGCCGAACTTAAGGCCCTTGGCACCGCCTCCCAGACCATTGAAGGCGAACTCGCATGACGCCCACTAGGCACCAGTTGCGCCGCCCATTAGTGACCGGTACAGTTCCTCTAGGATTGATCGAACTGTCACCGGGACCCCCGTAAAGAATCCTGTGACAGGAGACCCCCTTGCTCGACGTGGACCTCGTCGCCGCCCAATTCGACCAGATCATGGACACGGGCGAGAAGAAACCCAAGTGGGAGACCCCCGGGGACCTCGCAGCGTTCCTCAACACCAAGACCGTCCAGACCGAAGCCCTCGACCTCATCGACGAGGAACTCGTCAAGGCCTTCAACACCCCCGACGCGCGCCTCATCATCAGCGTCCCCCCGCAGGAGGGCAAGTCCACCCGCTGCGGCGTGTTCTTCCCCCTCTGGGTCCTCACCCAGAAGCCCGGGACCCGCATGGTCATGACCTCGTTCTCGGACCGGCTGGCCAAACGCAACAGCCGTGACGTGCGCAACCACATTGTCAGTGACGGCGGCAAGCTCGGGCTGGCCATGTCCCACGACGTCGCCAATCAGGCCGAGTGGCAGGTCGCCGGGGACCGTGGCGGCATGTACGCCGTGTCCGTCGGTGGTGCCCTCACCGGCCAGCCCGCAGACCTCCTCATCATCGATGACCCCCACAAGGGCGCGAAGGAAGCCGACTCCGAGACGCAGCGCGAGGACGTGTTCGAGTGGTGGACCTCCACCGCCTCCACCCGTCTGGCCCCCGGCGCGCCCGTCGTGCTGATCCTGACCCGCTGGCACGAGGACGACCTCGCCGGAAAGCTCATGGCCGCCGAGGACGGCGACATTTGGCGGTACATCAACATCCCCGCCCAAGCCGACCACAACCCGGACAAGGGTGAGGAAGACGCGCTCGGCCGCCAGCCCGGGGAATGGCTGAACTCCGCCCGCAAACGGACCGTCGCCCAGTGGGAGGCCATCAAGAAGCGGATCGGTGGCCGCCCCCGCATCTGGAACGCCCTCTACCAAGGCCGCCCCTCCGCGACCGAAGGCTCCCTGTTCAAACGGGTCTGGTGGAAGTCCTACGACACCCCCATGTGGACCAAGCACGCGGACGGTTCGTACACCATCCCGGAGGGCTCCGGGACCCTCGTCATGAGCTGGGACATGACGTTCAAGGAAACCAAGGGCTCCGACTATGTGGTCGGGCAAGTCTGGTTGCACCGCGGCCCGAACGTCTACCTCGTCGATCAGGTCCGCAAACGCATGGGCTTCTCCGCGACCGTCAAGGCCGTCGAAGCCCTCGTGGCCAAGTGGCCGCAATGCGCCACCAAACTCGTCGAGGACAAAGCCAACGGCACTGCAGTCCTTGACGTGCTGCGCACCAAAATGCCGGGCCTGATCGCTATCTCCCCCAGCGAATCCAAGACGGCGAGGGCCGAAGCGGTCACCCCGTTCATTGAGGCCGGAAACGTCCACCTCCCCTCGTTCCTGCCGTTCGCGGAGGAACTCATCGAGGAAGCCGCGGCGTTCCCGACCGGCGCCCACGACGACCAAGTGGACACCCTCACCCAAGCACTCAACCGAATCTTCATCCGTGGCGGACGCGCCGCTGGCTGGCTCTCCTTCATGCGGGAGGCCAGCACAACAACCGAATAGAAGGAGGCCTCGTGGGCTGGCTTGAACAACTGGGACTCCGGAAGTCCGTGAACAGCCCCGAGCAGCGGGAACAGGTCGCCATCGCCACCGCGGCCGCCCGCACCCAGATGGAAGGGACGGCCTTCTCCCCCGGCGTCCCCATCCAGCCCTTCGAGGGTGTTGGCGGGCCCGCGAAGGCGTGGGCGGTCCCGGCAGGGTACAACATCAGGTCCCGCCCGCAACGTGATTCCCGGCTGTCCTTTGAAATCCTCAAAGCCCTCACGGACTCCTACGACGTCGCGTCCATGTGCATCGCGCACCGCATCAACTCGATCCGGTCCCTTGAATGGTCCATCGTGCCCGCGGACGGTTTGGACGGGAACATTGAGGAAGCCGTCAGGATCGCCACCCGCCACATGAAACGCCCGGACGGGGCCCGGTCCTTCCGCACATGGCTGGCCATGTACCTCGAAGACATTCTCCGCTACGACGCGGGCACCCTGCATAAGCGCCGGGACCGTATCGGCCGGGTCATCGGCCTTGAGGTCGTCTCCGGGTACACCATTGCCCCGGTACTGGACATCTTTGGGCGCCGCCCGGTCGGGGACGCCCCCGCGTTCGTGCAGTTCGTGAACGGTACGGCGTGGAAGTGGTTCACGGCCGCGGACCTCATCTACGAACCGTTCCGCCCGCAGGCTGACTCCCCGTATGGTGTCGCGCCGTTGGAAGCTGTCATCCTCGCCGTGAACACGGACCTGAGGTTCCAGCAGCACTTCCTGAACTACTTCACCGAGGGCACCGTCCCGGAGGGCTTCATCATCCTCCCGGAGGAAGCGTCGCAGGCCACGCAGCTCAAAGAGTTCCAAGAGGTTTTCGACTCGTACATGTACGGGGACATGGCGGCTAAACGCCAGCTCAAGGTCCTGCCCGGCGGGGCGGACGTCAAGTTCTCCAAGGACGCGACGTTCGACTCGAACTTCGCCGAGTTCCTCATGCGCAAAGTCTTCGCCGCCTACCACGTCCAGCCCCAAGAACTCGGCTACACCATGGACGTCAACAGGTCCACCGGCGACAACCAAGAGGACATCAGTTTCCGCACCGGGGACCTCCCCATCATCAACCACATCCAAGACATCCTCAACGAGTACCTCCAACTGGACCTTGGCCTGCCGGTCAAGTTCCAGTTCGACACGGGCAAGGAGACCGAGGACAAGGTCGCGGTCGCGCAGGCGGACAAGATTCACATCGAGCTCGGTGTCGTGTCCGTGGACGAGGTCCGGGAGATGCGGTACGGCCTCCCGGCCGACGCTGAGAACCGGGTGCCCCGCTTCATCCTTGGCACGGGTAACGCCGTGCCCATCCCCCTCCGGTCCATCATCGCCTCCGCCGGGGCGACGGACCCGGAGACCGCTGCACCGTTGGAGGGCACTCTGGTTGACGCCAGCACCGGCCCTGCCCCGGCTGTAGCCCCTGCACTCCCTGTCGGGGGTGAACATCAGAAGGTCTCCATCTCCTCAGACGGGCCCACACCGGGGAGGGTTGCAGTTACGCCCGCCCCGGTCACCGGGCCAAGCGTTGCCACAGGAACGGCCTCGGATGCGACCCCCGGCGGGGCCATTACTAAGTCGGGACCTGTTGCGGCCGGGCTTGCGCTCAAGGCCGCGGACACGGGCCGGGTCCTCATGATCCAACGGACCCTTGACCCGGAGGACCCTGCGGCTGGCCGGTGGGAGTTCCCCGGCGGCCACATCGAGGACGGGGAAGCCCCTGAGGCTGCGGCCGTGCGTGAGTGGGGCGAAGAAACCGGGCTCACCCTCCCGGCTGACGCGGCCCCTGTTGGCGCGTGGGCGACCCCTGACGGCGTCTACGCAGGCTACGTCTACAAGGTCCCCGCTGAGGCTGCCATCCCCATCAACACCGGCGACGGTGAAGACGGGGAGACCCTCGCATGGTTCGACCCTGCCCACCTTGACGGGTTCCCCGCACTCCGGGACGAACTCGCCCGGGACCTCCCCACGGACGCCCTCGCCAAGGGCCTCCGCAAGGAGCTGGAGCAGTGGCGGTCCAACACCCTCACCCGGCTCAAGCGTGGCCAGTCGCCGCGCCGCTACCGGGGCGCGGAGTACCTGCCTGCCGCTGCGGTGGACGCCATTTGGGGCGCACTGCAGAAGACGCAGGACAGTGGCAACGCGGGCGGCATCTTTGACGCCGCCATGGAAGCCGCCGTCGGCGCCGCCGCTGGTGGTGGTAACCCAAAAGCGCTACCCGCCCCTAGCTGGCGGGACGCGCCCCCGGTAGCCACCCCGCAGCACGACGTGGACCTGCAACTCACGGACCACTACACGGAGCAGTTACAGGCCGCGTTACGGGCCTTCCTGTCCCCGGAGGCTGTGGCGGCGGCCATCGAGCACCACATTGAGGCGCCCCTCGTGCATTCCATCGAGACGGCCCTCGCGGAGGGTGCGACCCCGCAGTCGCTCTCCACGGTGCTCAACGAGATGATCCGGGACGCCTACGGGGCCGGGGAGATGGCCGCGAAGGTCCAGCTCGGGCAAGACGTCCCGGGCTGGTCCATCTGGGCCCCGGGCACCCCGCCCGAGGCCCTGCACGCTGACCTGTCGTGGGAACAGGCCCTCCAGCAGGCCCGCATCAGCCTCAAGGGCATCTCGGACACCACGTTCGAACGCATCGGCCGGATCATCGAGGACGGCGTGGACGAAGGCCATTCCGTGGACCGGATGGCCCACGCCATCGGGGAGTTCCTTGAGGACTACGACCGGGCCGAAGTCATTGCCCACACCGAATCGGCCCGCATGATCTCCCTCGCCACCTCAGCCCAGTACCGGGCCGACGGGATCGCCTCGTGGGACTGGATCATCTCAGCCGGTGCCTGCACGTACTGCACGGACAGGTTCGACCAGAACCCGCACCCCATGGGCGCACCAACCCCGCCCGGTCACCCCCGCTGCCGCTGCTCCATGGCGCCCAGCAAAACACCCCTCACCACCCCATAAGGAGCCCCCACATGGCTAACTACACCTACACCCTGCCCGGGTCCACCGACGGTTTCACGGCCGTCCTGTACGTGGACCCGGCCTGCACCGTCCCGGCGACCGTGACGGCACTGAACGGGGCGCCCATCCCGGACTCCGTCGTGGTGGCCGGGCGCGACGGGGCATCGTTCCAGTCCGCGTCCAGCCCGCTCTACACCCCGGCCGCTGACGGGACCGCGACGGTCCTAAACCCGGCACTGAACTTCGCCACCCCGTCCGCCGTAACCGGGGCGAAGGGCGCGAACGCCGCGCTGGGCTCCCTCATTACGGCCCTGATCGCGGTGGGCATCCCCATCACAGACCAGACCACGGCCTAATGAGCGACGCGCCCGCCCGGTACGTCCTCGGCGTGGCCTACCCCGCGAACCGGGTGGACGGGCACGACGAGTTCATGACCGCCCCCACGGTGCAGAAAGCCGCGTGGGGATACATCGCGAAGGGCCAGATCGGTCTCCACCACGCGGACGGCACCACCGGCCACGCGGAGGTCGTCGAGTCCTACATCTACAGAGGGCCCGACTGGACGCAGACCGCCGCGGACGGGTCCACGCAGGTCATCAAGTCCGGCGACTGGCTCGTCGGCGCCATCTTCGACGAGCCCACATGGGCTGACGTCCAGTCCGGCAAGTTCAACGGCTGGTCCATTCAAGGGCTCGCCGCCCGCCGCCCCTCACAGGAAGAAACCCCATGAGCACTGAACTCATCAACCCCGACATTGACAGGGTGGACGCCGTGTCCGGCCCCGCCACCGGCATCCCGTTCCTCATGTTCAAGAACGCCGACGGCGGGCCGGTGGCCAAGGCCAGCGACGACGCGGAGGACGTGGCCGAAGAGGTCGCTGAGGCTGACGGCCCCAACATCGACGGCACCCCCGTCGCGGACGCGGACATCGTCGAAGCCTCACCGGGTGACCCTGCATGGGAGGCCGTGGACGCTGCCAAGGCCCGCGTCGCCGTGGCAGGCCTCGCGGCACTGCAGAGCCTCGTCGAGGAGCTCTCCCAGCGCGAAGCCGCGGAGGGTACTGAGGACCGTTGGGACCTCTGCGACGCCGGTGAGGCACTGGAGTTCGCCCTCGGTGTGCTGGCCCGCTTCTCCGTCACGGAGCAGCTTGAGGCTGACGACGCGGCCGAGGCTGTGGACGTTGCCAAGAGCCGCGCCGAGCAGGTCCTCAAGGCCCTTCACCTTGAAGTCCACGAAGGAACCCCCGCCAAGCCGGAGCCCGGGGCTGTAGACCCTGTAGCCCCCGTGGTGGACGCCATGGCCCCCGAGGTCCCCGAAGCTCCGGTGGCACCGGCCGAACCGGTCCCGCCGGTCGCCAAGGCCGGTGAGCCGCTCCCGTCCGGGCTGCAGGAAATCCTCGACACGTTCGTGGAGTCCTACTCCGCCTACAAGGAAGCGCAGGACACGGGCGCGGAGTCCGGCGTGGAAGCGTCCGACTTCACCGAGGCCGCACCCGCAGAAGCCCCCGTCGCGGACGCAATCACCCCGGAAGCTCCAGTTACCCCCGAGGCGCCTACCGTCCCGGCAGCGCCCGAGCCTGCCCCGCCCGTCGCACCCCACGAGCCACCGGCCGCCCCCGCTGAGGAGGACCCGGCCGAGAAGCTCAAGAAATCCATGCAGGACGCCATCACCGAGGCCGTCAAAGCCGCGACCGCGCCGCTCCTGAAACAGATCGACGTCCTCGAACGGACGCCCGTAGATTCCGGCCCCATGCTGGCCGGTCAACAGCCCGGCACGGCCGGGCAGCCCTTGGTTCGCGGACAGGAAGAAGGCGCGGTGGCAAAGGGACTCACGTCCGCCACAGCGCAGGCCGCACCCGGAACAAACGCCCTCGCAGACGGCATCAAAGCCCTCTACCGGCGGTAACCAGCACCACCCCCAAACCCGCTTCATCCTGAAAGGAACCCCATGACCACCCCCATGGAAGCACTCAGCGCCGACACGCTGGAATCCATCAAGAAGGCCCAGACGACCGGCATCACCGTCGGCACCGGCATCACCGGTGTTGACCTGTCCGGCCTCATCAGCCTCATCCCCGTCCGCACCCCCCTGTTCGACCGCATCCAGCGCGTCACCGGTGCTGGCTCGGACAACGCCTCGTGGAAGGCGCTGACGAACATGAACACGCAGCAGCCTTCCCCGTTCGCCGGGCGTGAAGCCGGTGGTAAGAAAGTCGTGTTCAACGAGGCACAGGTCTACGCCCAGTACCAGCCGCTCCGCATGGTCGGCCAGTACACCCTCGACGCCCGCGACCTCGCCAAGGACTACGCGGACGTCAAGGCCATCTCCGTGGCCGGGACGATGCACCAGTGGAAGATCGCCGCGAACAAGGCGTACCACGGCGCGCAGGCGTTCGCGCTCCCGGCCATCGGCACCGTGACCCTGACCGAACTGACCTCCGGCGGCGTCATCCCGGCGTCCTCCCCGGTCTTCGTCAAGGCGCAGGCCCGCTCCGGCCAGAACTACTACTGGCCCAACTGGGACGGCACCGCCGGTTCCGGCATCGCCTCCGCCGAGGCGACCCTGACCACGGCTGCCGCCGCCGGTCACTCCGTCGTCGCAGCCGTCGCCGAAGTCCCGGGCGCTTTCGCCTACGACTGGTTCGTCTCCGGCACCACCGGTACTGAGAAGTACTACACCACGACCACCGTGAACACCGTGACCATCACGGTCGTCCCGACGGTGAACGCCGCGACTGCCCCGAAGATCCCCGCCATGACCACGGTGGTCCCCACCGCCCCCGCGACCGTGGACACCACCATCGGTAAGGGCTCGGACGGCACCATCTCCGCGTTCAACGGCCTCCACGCCACCCTGTACGGCGACTACGGCGCCAACTCCCTCGTCACCAAGGGCACGGGCACCGCCTCCGGCGCGACCCTGATCTCCCTTGACGGCGGCAAGCTCACCCTTGGTGGACAGGGCGTCAACGAGATTGACAACCTCCTCATCGCCCTCTGGGAGTCCGCCGACCTGTCCCCGTCCGGTCTGATCATGAACGGTCAGCAGTCCAAGGACATCGCGGCCCGCGTGTTCTCGGCCGGTGCGGCGTCCACGTTCCTGCAGCCGAACTCCGAGAACCGTATCGGCGTGACTGCCGGTGGTTCGGCCGCGCAGTACGTCAACCCGGTCACCGGCGACGTCATCCCGATCATCGTGGACCCCCACGCCCCGGCCGGTCGCATCGCGGCCATCACCGATCACGTGGAGTACCCGAACGCGGGCATCACCAACACGCTGGAGGCCCGCACGCTCCGCGACGTGTCCCAGTGGGACTACGCCGTCGCGCACGCGGTGGGCGCTGGTGGCGGCCCGGCTGAGGTGTGGGACGTGTCCTCGATGGAGACGTTCGTGAACCGCGCCCCGGTCACCATGGGCGTCATCTCGAACATCTCCAAGGGCTAGTCACTAGCCCCAGTTAGACCGGTGGGGCCTCGTCGCGAGGGGATACGCGGCGGGGCCCCACCCCCTTACACCCCACCCCCGACTTTTTTCAAGGAGCTTCCCCTTGCGCATCAAGCACACGACCGGCGCGGCCGGTTCCCTCGTTCACGACGGCGCTGTCTACGCACCGGAGGAGGACGGGTATTTCCGTATCCCGTTTGACCTCGCCCAGACCCTCCTCAAGCACCCGTTCTGGGAGGCCGAGCCTGCCGTGCCCGTCGTCCAGCCGGAGCCCGAGGAGCCCGAGTTGACCCCGGCCCAGAAGGGCGCCCTGACCAAGGCCGCCAAAGCCGCAGAAGCCGCCGACGCGGACGCCACCTAACCACCCCCCCCCTAGGAGGACGCCATGTTCGTTGCACCCACCGCGGCCACCTACGCGACCCGCGTCCCGTACATCACCCCGGGTGAGTTCCGGGCCCACCCGACCGGGGTGGACACCAAGCAGCTCGTCCCGAGCGGGGACCCGGCGCAGAATGACCAAGCCCTCCTGCAGATCATCCGGCGGGCCTCCTCCTACGCCGACAGCATCGCCGAGAAAATACTGGCCGCGACGCTGGACACCCAATACGGGCGGTACACGCTCCAACGGGACGGGTCCGTTCGGGTCCCGCTGGACTTCTCCCCCATCGTGGCGGTTGACACGGTCACGGCAGGGCTGCGGGCCGGGTCACAGATCGCGCTCGTGCAGGACGAGGACTGGTCGTTGGAAGGTCGCATCCTCTCCGTTCCCACCTCGTTATCTGCCGCGTCCGGGACCAAAGTCTTCGTGACCGTCAGGTACATCAACGGATGGTCCAACGCGGTCCTAACCGGGTCAGCGTTCGTCGGCGGGACCTCCGTAACCGTCTCCAACGGGCTCGGCCTCGTACCCGGCCTGACCCTGTCCCTGTCCGGGGACCGGACCTCCGAGTTCGTCGTTATCGCCCCGTCCTACGTCCCCTCCACTGCGCCGGGGCCGGTCACGGTCCCCCTCGCGACCCCACTCGCGTTCGGCTACGTGACCGGGGACGTGGCCACCGCCATCCCGGCATCCGTGAAACTCGCCGTCATCTTCCTAACCGCAGGCATCATCAAGGCCCGCGGCTCCGGCGGCCTCGTCATGGCCTCCACCCACGCGAACCCGGAGCAGGAAGCCTCGTTCCACGACGTCGCGGGCACCGACCTTGCCATGGCCATCGACGCGCTCGCGCAGTACCGGCGGACCATCTGATGCCGTCCCGCACCGTCCGTGCCGCCATCCGGAACTACCTTGCCACCACCGCGGGCGTGACCAACGCCTACAAGGACGAACCGCGCTACGCCGTCGAAGGGCAGTGGTACGACCAAGCAGGGGCGCACGGGACCGTCATTTACGTCCACATCGATGATGAGCGGGAGTCCCGCATCGTCCTCACCGGGTCCCCGGCAACGGGCCAGCGCATCGACTATGACGTGTCCGTCGTCATCCTCTACGAATACCTCGTCCCGGACGGGGAAGTCAGCGCCGACGATTGGGTGGACGGGCTCGATGACCTGATCGCCGCACTCAAGGCCCGGCTCCGGGCGGACCCCTCCATGGGGACCGTCGCGGTCCCGGGTGGCCCACAGCTTGTCATGGCCGCGCAGGAGGATAACGCGCTCCACATTGCCCGGGACCTGCCCAAGCAGTCCGGCGGCGTTGTCCGGTCATGGAACGTCCTGCAGTTTAGGGCGTCCGAGATTTTGAGCGGGTAGTGGCAAACTCCCGCCGCCTTGGCGTCCACTCCCGCCATGCCATCCGGCTCGGTGTCCGGCCCCGGTCCGCAGTCCACCGAAAGGTCGGGGTCCGGCACCACACGTTCCGGCGGCTCTCCGGTGTCGGTGGTGGGGCGGCGAACTTCCATACGGCCAAGGCCCGTGCCGCGAACCATGCCCGCCTCTCGGCACGGGCGAAAGCGAAAGCCGCTGCCCGCACCGCCGTCCTCCGTTCACCGGCGCACCGGCAGGCCCTCCGGCTGGCGGCCCGCACGGTCGCGCTCCGGAAGGCCGCGGCGCGGACCGCGCAACTCCGCTCCCCCGCCCGCCGGACCACCCTCCGGCTGGCGTCCCGGGCAGCAGCCCTTACCCGCCCGAAGATCTCCAAGCCCAAAGCCCCCCGCCGCCCAGCCAAACCCAAGCAGACCGTCCGGGGCGCCCCCATCAGTGCCCAGTCCTACATCAACATGTTCTGAAAGGTCCCCACCGTGCCCAAGTACAACTACACCGGCTCCACCCCCCGGCTCCTGACCGGCCTCATTCAAGGCGTCAACGCCCACCACACCCCCGCGGACGGTGCCCCCACGGACCTCCCTGACGGTTCAACGATCGTCGTCGAGCCCGGCGACGTCGTGGACACCGGTGACCTGCTGTACCCGACGCACGAGTTCGTGGACCTCGCGACCGGGTCCGCGTCCGTGACCCCGGCGGACGTCCCCGTCGTGCAGGCCCCAGCCCCCGTCCCGGCCCCCACGCCTGCCCCGGCAGCTCCGGCCACGGACGCCGCCCCGGCACCCGTGGACCCCGCCCCAGCCCCCGCCCCCACCTTCTAAGGAGCCACTGACTCATGACCGCTCTCGTTCTCACCCCCGGTAACCTCCAGTGGCTCGGCCTCGCCGTCGAATCCACCCCCGGCACCCCGGCCGCCGCGCCGACCGTGTTCGTACCCATCGACTCCCCCAAGTGGGGCGCGAAGATCACCGCCCTCGTCGATCAGGCCCTCCGCGGCTTCATGGGCGCCGACTACCAGCAGGCGCAGGGCTCCCGCATGGACGAGGTCTCCTATAAGACCTACATGTACCCGTCCAGCTTCTTCACCCACCTCCGCGCCATCCTCGGCGGCACCGACACCGTGACAGGCTCCGCTGACCCGTGGACCCACAAGGTCTCGCTCCTGAACACCGCCGCCCTCCCGACCTATACGGCGTGGCTGGCCATGGGTGACGGCAAGTCCATGCAGGTCCCCGGCATGGTCCTCGGCGACCTCAAGATCACCGTCAAAGCCAACGAACTGCCCACCATCGACGTCTCGTGGACGGGCCTGTCCGCTGCCATCGTGACGTCCCCGACGAACACGCCCGCGACGGACGCCCCCATGCCTCCGTTCACCGCGAACATCACCGTCGGCGGCGCCAACCTTGGCAAGTACACGGACATGTCGCTGGACTTCAAGCGCAACGTCCAGCCGGTCCTGACGCTGAACGGTACGGCGAACCCGTCCAGCATCTACTCCGGTGTCCTGTCCGTCACCGGGACCACGAACGCCGTGTTCTCCGGCACCGCGGACTCGGACCTGACCAACCTCCTCACCAACGGTCAGCCCGCGCTCGTCCTGACGATCAACCCGCAGGGAGACGCGGTCCACAAGGCCACCATCCAGTGCTCGAAGATCGCCTACGACAGTTCGGACCCGCAGCCCTCCCAGAACGGGTACATGACGATCAGCAACGCCTTCAAGGCACTCCTGAACGCCACGGACGCCCTCGACGGGAAGATGAGCCCCGTTCAGGTCCAGCTCCTCAACACCGCCGCCACCCCGCTCTAACCAACCCCACCCCGGAAACAGGAGTTATCCCCCTCATGTCTACACAGGTCACCATCCCCGGCGGCACCGCCGAACTGTTCACCGCCCCCGAACTCACCCCCCGACGCCGCCGCCCGCTGGAAAAACTCGACGTCCTCAACGGCCCCCTGTTCGCCAAGATCAGGGTCGCCCGGACGGTCACGAAAGCGGACGGCACGTCGGAGGAGAACGTGGGCTTGTTCGGCCCCGATCTGGTCCTCACCGACCATGACGCGGACCTCCTGACCCGGTATCAGGACGCGAAGGTCTGGGCCCGGCTCAAGAGCTGGACCCTGACCGACGCGCTCCCGGCCAGCCCGGACGCCCTGCTGGATGTCCCGGGCCCGGTCTACGACGCCCTCGCCGTGGGTGTTGCGGCGCTGGAGAAGGCCGAGGCGGTCGTGGTGGACCCGTTCACCCCGTCCGAGGCGACGTTGGAGAACCCCGAATCCCCTATTGGGGCCTCCGCCGTCTAGGCGACCTGTTACGAGGCCTACCCGTTAGTGAGGGTGCCATCCCGGCGGAGACGCTGGGCCGGTACTCCGAATACCGGTATCGGCGGCTGTTCCACATCAGCCATGAGGAATACATGGACACCCCGCTTGAGGACATTGAGTGGATGCTCCACATGGAGCGGACCGAGACGGCGGCGCGGGCACCCAAACGTCCCGCGCCGCTGGCCCCGCCCGCCCCACCAACACCACGGATCGGGTGAGTTTGGATGGGCGGGTCATGGTCCGGGATTAGTGAGGCAATCAACGGGCTCAACCTCATGAACCAACGGGTGGACAAGGCCAACGCCTTGTCCACCACCGAGGTCGGGGCCGAAGTGGAGCGGGCCGCGAAAGCCAATTTCGAGGGCGCCCACCGGCGTAACGAACCGCGCGTCCCCAACTCCTCCAACAAACCCAACATCGTCACCGGCACCTTGCGCCGGTCCATCCGCACCACTGGCGTCCAACGCCTCGCCGGAGGCTACAGCACCACCGTCGGGCCGACCGCGATTTACGGGCGCCGGGTGGAGCTCGGCTTCACGGGCGCGGACTCCCGCGGCCGCCGCTACAACCAGCCCGCCTACCCGTTCTTCGGGCCCGGCGTCAAAGAGGTCCGGCTCCGCGTCCACGAAATCAGTGTCCGCAACTGGACCGCCGCCGTCCACGGCTAACACCCCGCACCACCCCCCCATAACTCCACAACACGAGAGGCGGCCCCGCCGTGGCTTTCCTGCCCCCTGTCATCATGGAAATCCGTGCTCAGGCCGCCCAGTTCTTCGCCACCGTGGAGAAGGTCGCCGCCGCCACGCAGGCCATGGCCGATGAGACAGTCATCGCCACGGACGGCATGGGTTCAAAGGTCACCGCACGCACCGAAAAAATGGGTGCCTCCGTGTCCGCCGCTACCGAGGCGATGGCCGCGAAAGCGTCCGCCCAGACCGAAGGCATGGCCGCCCGGGTCGTCGCCGAAATCGACTCCATGAGCACCGGCGGGACCGCCGGGGCTGAGGGTATGGCTGCGAAAGTCACGGCCAGCATCGAGGAAATGGCGGCGGCCGTCTACCACGGCATGACCGAAATGACCGCCCAGACCTCGGCGGCGATGAAGGAGCAGTCCGCGTCCGTGGTCCGGGCGCAGGAAGCCAACACGGTCGCCGTGACCAAGGCAGCGGACGTGATTGCTGCCGCGGACTCCCGGGTCGTCAAAGCCGAGGAAGAAAAAGCGGCCGCCACGAAGGTCGCCGGGCTGCAGATGCAGTCCACGTTCGAGAAGACCGCCCTGTCCGGGGTAGCCTCCATGGGCACCATGACCGGGGCCTTCGCCGGGGCCGCCCTCAAGCAGGCCGAAGCCGCGAAGGGTGCTGAGGCGAACCTGATGGGCGTGGCCAACGGCATCACCAAAGTCGCGGCCGTCGCAGGGATCGCCATCGGCGTCATCGGTCTGGACATGGCCGCCCACTTCCAAAAATCCACGACCCTCCTCGTGACCGCTGGTGGGGAAGCGAAAGCGAACCTCGGGTTCGTCCGGGACGGCATTCTTGGGGTCGCGAAGGACACGGGTACGTCCACGGAGCAGCTCTCCGAAGGCATGTACGTGATGGAGAAGGCAGGTTACCGGGGGGCGTCCGGGCTCGCCGCGCTCCGGGCCTCCGCTGAGGGTGCCAAGGCCGAGAACGTGGACCTTGCCACCATGACGCAGGCGACCACGGACATCCTGTTGGACTACGGCTACAAAATGGACAACGCCAAGGACGCCACCGCTTCCTCCGTGTCCGTCGTGAACCAGCTCGTGGCCGCCTCAGGTGCCGCGAAAACCACGATGCAGGACTTCGCAGCTTCCATGGCCGCCGTCGTCCCCATCGCCTCCTCAGCGCACATCAGCTTCGCCGAGGTTGGTGGGGCGCTGGCGACCATGACCCAGCACGGGCAGACCGCGCAGCAGTCCTCCCAGAACCTTGCCAACCTCATCCAGTCCCTCATCAAACCCAACCTGCAGGCCGCCGCGTCCATGCAGCAGATGGGCATCGACACGACGGACCTCGCCAAGAACCTCGGGAACACCGGCCTGTCCGGGGCGCTGAAAACCATCCACGATCAGGTCGTCTCCCACATGGGCCCGGACGGGCTCGTCCTGCAGGACACGATGGCGAAGAACAAGAACGCCACTCGGGACTTGAAAGCTGAGATGGCGGCCATGCCGCCGGAGCTTGCCAAACTCTCCCAAGGCCTCCTCGACGGGACCACAAGCCAGAAGGAATACGGGAAGGCCACCAAGGACCTTGGCGGCGTCGCGGGCGCGTCCGGGAACCAGTTCATGGCCCTCTACAAGTCCTCGCAGGGCTACAACACGGCCCTCAAGCAGGGCGCCCCGCTGATGATGACCTATCAGGCCGAAATGACCAAGGTCCTCGGGAACGTGACCGCCGCACGCGCGGCCACGATGCTGCTAATGAACAACAGCGATGACCTGTACCGGTCCATCGCGCTCGTCACCGACGCGGCAAAGCAGTCCGGGGACCACATCAGCACGTGGGCCGAAACCCAGTCGCAGCTCTCCGTGCAACTGGATCAGGCCAAGCAGCGGTCCGAGACGCTGGCCATCGAAATCGGGTCGAAACTGATCCCGGCCGCGAATGGGGCCCTGTCCGGCTTCGCCGACCTGTTCCACGGCTTCGAGCAAGGCAACCCTGTCCTCCTCGGCATCGCCGGGGTCCTCGGCGGCGTCATGGTCGTCTCCCTCGCCGCGTACACGATCAAAATGATCGAGGCCGGGGTCGCGACCGTCGACAAAATGATCACAATGGGCGCCGAGGCCATAGCCATGGGCGGCAAGTTCGTCGCCGGGTTCCTCACCTCGGAAATCGCCGTCGGCCAGTTCTCCTCCAAAGCCGAAATCGCCGGGGCCAAGGTCCGCGGCATGGCACCCGCCCTCGGCGCCGTCGGCGTCGTGGCAGGGGTCGTCGGGATCGCCTTCATGGGCCTGAATGAGGCGCAGAAGGCGTGGGGGACGAACGACACCGCCCCCAAGGCCGACAAAATCCAGAAGGCCCTCGCAGCCCTCGGGACCACCGCGGACACGACCGGCAAAGTCCAGATGGACAACCTGTTCAAACAGTTCGACTCCGGGGCATTGAAGGCCGCCCCGAAGAACGTGGACGACCTCGATTCGGCAATCAAAGCCGTCACGCACGAGAGCTTCGACGACACAATGAACAAGGTCGGCGACTCCATCTCCCGGGCCTTCGGTGCCGGGACGACGTCGGGAATCGGGCAGGTCGAGGACCGGCTCAAGGGCGTCGGTGATTCCCTCGGGAAAATGGTTTCAGGCGGGCAGATCGACACGGCCGCTATCTCGTTCAACAAGCTCGCGACCTCCTACGAGCAGAACGGGAAGTCCGCGCAGGACGCCCTTGACACCATGCCCGGCTATAAGACCGCCCTTGTCGATCTGGCAGCCCAGACCGGGCAGACCCTTGCCCCGCAGGAGCTCCTTGAGCTGGCCATGGGTAAGGTCCCGAAGTCCATGCAGACCGCGGCGACGGCCACGACCACCTACACGGACGCGGCCGGGAACGTCCGGCCCATGAACGACCAGATGAAGAAGTCGTTCGACGACGCTGGCGTGGCCATCGACGGGCAGATCACGGACCTTGGCAAACTGTACGACGCCATGGTCAAGACCGGCCTCGCGAACCTCTCCGCGAGGGACGCTGAGTTCCGGTTCGGGGACGCAGCCCGGACGGCGACGGAGAAAGCCGACGCGCTAAAAACGAAGCTCGGCGGGGACCTCTCAAGCGCCCTCGACGGGACCGGGGCCGACTTCAACAAGACCACGGCCGCCGGTAAGGAAGCGGAGGACCAGTTCTCGAACGTCGCCCAATCCGGTCTGCAGACGGCCTCGGTGCTGGCACATGACGTGACCAAGGGCGCCGGGGACGTGTCCAAGTCGCTCGGGGACACCGTGACGGCCATGGAGAAGACCGCTACAGGGTTCGGTCTTGGCAAAGACGCGGCGGAAGCCCTGACCCGGAAGGTCCTGAACATTCCGCCGGGTGTGGATATCAAGTCGTGGCTGGATGACACGGCCGCGAAGCAGGTCGCGGGCCTCAAGAAGGACCTCGACGGGCAGGACGGCCGCACCGTCAACGTCGCCATCAAAATCAACCCCATCGGGGAGCAGCGGTTCATCGACGCGGCCCTCGGCATCCCACTTCCCCCGGCGTCCATCGCCATCAACCCGGACGCCAACAAGGCTACGGGCGGGCTCCTCTCCCACATTCCCGGGAGGGCCGGGGGCGGGATTGTGGGGTTCGCCCGGGGCGGCTCTCCGCTCCTTGACGTGGGCCCGGGAGGGCTCCTTCACGGGCCCGGGTCCGGGACGTCGGACAGTATCCACGCGGCCGTGTCCAACGGCGAGTTCGTCATCCGGGAGGCCATGGTCCGCCGGTACGGGCTGGGACTGTTCAACTCCTTGAACGACGGCACGTTCGGGGCCACCCAGTCCCACGCCTCAGTCTCAGCACTGGCCCCGGTCAACACCCCGCAGCTCGCCTACGCGGGCGGGGGTGGGCAGCGGGTGACGAACAACCACAAGACCGTCCATAACAGCGTGACCATCCACGCGGACGGGGTAGACCCCCGGCGGCTCTCCGCCGAACTCGGGAATCAGCTCCAGCTCATGTCCTAACCCCGCACCACCGAGCAAGGAAGGGACCCGCTCATGGCCCTGTCGGATTACCAGATTCAACTCCCGGACGGGGCGATTGTTGGCGCTGGCCAGCCCGTGGGCCTGTTGGAGACAACAGGCCTGCGGGACCTCGCGAACCTGCGGTCCGCTGACGTGGATGCGGGGCAGGCTGACGGGTCCGTCCCGGGCCTGTCCTACGCCACGAAACGGGCGGTCCAGTTCAAATTCCTGATCGCCTCCCCCGGGGGCGGGGCGGAGGCCGCCTACGCGCCGCTGTCCCGGAACTGGCAGAACATCAGGGACCCCTCCACGGTCGTGCTGACGGCGGGCTCGTACCTGTCCCAGCTCGCCGCGGGCGGGACCCGGCCGGTGTCCGGTGTGCAGGTCCAGCTCCCGGGCCGGGCCGCCCCGGTACTGCTCCTCGGCAGGCCCTCGAAACTAGGCCTGCCCGTGGACCGGACCTATCAGTTCGGTTGGTGGGAGATTGCGGCCGAATGGTCGGTCCCGGACGGGCTGATCTACGGCGCGGTCCCGAACATTGCCACGGCCTACGGGATGCAGGTGTCCAAGGGCGCCCCGTTCCCGTGGGTCTTCCCCGTCGTGTTCCCCCCCTCCACCGGCGGGACCGTGACGGCCATCAACGCCGGGTCCTACCCCGCAAAACCGGTCTACCGGATCACGGGGCCCGTCACGACCCCGAGGATCAGCAACCCGGCCACCGGGCAGGCCATCCAAATCAACCTGACCATCGGGCCGGGTGACCTCCTCATCGTGGACACAGCCTCCCGGGCGGTCCGCCTGAACGGGGTGAACCGGAACAACGCACTAGACGTGGGCTCGAGTTTCTTCGACGTCGCCCCGGGCGGTGCCGCGCTCCGATACTCCTCCTCCGATTCGAACCCGACGGGCTCCCAACTGTCCATCTACACGCTGGACACCTACTCGACCCTCTAGGAGGCGTACCCCGTGCAGAACTACCGTGTGTCCGCGTGGGACCTGAACGCGAACACCCTCCTCACGGACCTCGCGGTCAGGGACTCCTCCTACAACGTCCGCATGAACGATGCTGGCGAGTGCTCGTTCTCGCTCCCCCTCGCGGACCCCATGGCGAAGGACCTGACCGCCGTCATTCTCGGGCTCGATGACGTGCCGTTCAAAGTGTTGGTGACGGCGAACGATAACAGCCGCATCCTGTACGCCGGGATGGTGACGAAACCGGCGATGGAGTCCTCCAGTGAGTGGCTGATCTGCACGGGCAAGGCCCTCCCGTCGTACTTCCTGCAGACCGTCATCCCGAACGATTACACGGCGCCAATCGACCCGGCCGTGCTGGTCCAGAACGTGATCGCCGACGTGCAGGCCCAGCCCGGCTACAACATCGGCATCCTTACCCGGCAGCAGGTCGCCGCTACCCCGGCGAACATCACCCCCGTCTACCCGAAGACCCAGCGGACCACTGTCGCTCAGGTCCTCACAGACGTCACCGCAGCCGTCGCCCCGGGCACCGGCGGGGTGGACTACTACATGGAGCACGCCTTCATTAGCGGGGCCCCGCAGCACACCCTTGTCGTGGCCGCGCCCCGGTCCGGGCGGTCCTCGGTCACGTCCCAGCTCAAGCTCGACCTGATGGGCCCGGGCGTGGAGTGGAAGAGGTCAGCGGATTCGACCGCGGCCGGGAACCACATCACCGTCGTCGGGTCAGGGTCCGGGGCGGTCCAGCCGAACGCGACCGCAACCGCAACGTTCCCCGTCGGCGGGGCAGGCCAGCCGCCGCGCCTCGATCAGATCCTCCAGTTCAACCACATCCAGTCCCAATCCCAGCTCCAACTCATCGCAAATGGTGCCGTGCAAATGTTCGGTCATTCCGTGCTCGCCCTGACCGTGACCCTCCCGACGGACTTCGAGGGCCTCTCCCTTGGCGACTTCACCATCGGCGATGACGTGCAGGTCTGGTCCGAGCCGTCCATCTGGTTCCCAAAGGGCCTGAATGTGTGGCTGCGGATTGTCGCGTACCGGGTGGACCTCGCCAACGAGGGCGTCTCAAAAATGACCCTGACATTCAACCGTCCCCCCGTGTTCTAAGGAGCCCCACCCGTGGTGAACGCCAACCTTGACCCGTCCTACTGGCTCGCCCAGCAGGTCCGCCAGATCGCCGCGCAGCTCGCGGCCCTCGCCACCCAGCCCGTCCTCGCCAACGCATCCAGCGACGGGCCAAACGGGTCCATGAGCATCGTCCGGGACGCCGTGTCCGGCCAGCCCGCCATCACCTTCATCTACACCGGTGGGGGCGGGTCCCTGACCGCCCAGATTTATGAGACGACAGGCGGGTCCATCCAGATCACCGGCGGCCTGCAGGTCTCCGGGCCCAAGAGTTTCGTCATGACCCACCCCACCAAACCCGGATACCTCCTCCGGCACGCTTCCACGGAGTCGCCGGTGAACGGTGTGGAGTATTGGGGCACCTCGATCACCGACTCCACCGGCAAAGCGGTCGTGACCCTCCCGGCCTACTTTGAGGCCCTCACGAAACCGGACAACAGGATTGTTCAACTCACCGCGCAGGGCGCCCCCACCTCGCTCGCGTACGACCCCATAGTGGCCGGGGCGTTCACGGTCAGGGGCGTGTCCGGGACCCCGTTCTCGTGGCTGGTGAAGGCGGAGCGGGCGTCCCAGTCCGGGGACTGGCCCATTGACTTCCCCGCTGAGGAACCCGGCGCCGTAGAGGGGCCCCCGGAGACGGACACCCCGCCACCGGCAGCACCACCGTCCCTGATGACCGCAAACCCGACCGTCTAACCGAAAGGCCCCCGCCATGGCCGTCAGCGCCGCCCCCTTTGCCCTCAAAAACCTTGCCGCCGGGCTCGATGCCGAACAGCTCCGCCAAGCCGTCGCCTCGCTCGTGCCGAACGCTGGCGGGCTCGTCCAGTCCGGGGACCTCGCCGTCACCCAGACCACTGTCGCGTCCCTTGGTGTGCTCGTCGGTGTCGGGCGGGCGTGGATGCCCGGCACCGTCACGGCCAACGTCTCGGGCCAGTCCTACTCCACGCAGGGCCAGTACTTCGCGCTCAACGACGCCCCGGTCACCGTCACCCTTGACCCCGCGAACGCCACGAACCCCCGCATCGACCTCATCTACATCGGCGCCGTAGACACCCAATACGGCGGGGCCTCCGACAAAATCTGGATCAGCAAAGTCACCGGCGCCCCAGCAGCGACCCCCGTCGTCCCGACCCTGCCCGCGAACTCCATCGCCCTCGGACAAGTCGCCGTCGCCGCCAACGCCACCAACGTCACCAACGCCAACATCACCGCCATCGCGTCCATCCCAACGACAGCCCCCGCCCGGGGAGTGATGGCCAAGAAGCGGGTCGCCGGGGGTGGCTCTTACGCGGGAAGCGGTATTGGTGTCGTTGATAACCTCGCCTCCATCACCTTCGTTGGTGGCAGGCACTATGAAATCACGTGGCAGCTGACCAGTTACAACGGCACCGTGAACGGAACCTACGCAGCATTTGACATCAATACATGCTCTACCGCAGACGCCCCGGCTGTTACTACGGGTCTCACCCAACTGGACTCCGCGACTTTTTCGGCCCCAACTTCGGGCTATGGGCAGGCGGCAACCTTCTCTGCGTATTACGACCCCACAGTTACAACCACCGTGCAAATAAAGTTCACCATGCGGACGGTAGTAGGCACCCAAATGAATCTCCCGGGATACACATGGACCATCAAGGACCTCGGCGCCCAGTACTAGCCGTCCCACCCCCACCCGCACCACCGTTTGGAGTCGCCACGTCATGCCCCCTTGGATCACCACCTTCCTCGCCGTCGCGGCCGGGGTCGCCACCCTCGCCGGGATGGTCGTCGCCGTCCGGCAGGCCACGCCCGTTGTCCGCAACATTATCGGCGTCTTCAACGACCTCGCCGGGGAAGCGGCCCGACCCGGGGTCCCGGCCCGGCCCGGGATCGTCGAGTCGCTCGCCAGTATCAAAGCCACCCAGCAAGCCCACGGGGTCGAGATGGCCGAGATACGGGTCGAGCAGCAGCGGCAGGGCGTCGAGTTGGAGGGCGTCAAGCACGAGCTGCACCCCAATTCGGGCGGGTCGCTCCGGGACGCGGTGGACCGGCTGGAGAAGGCCGGGGCCCTCCGTAAGGGGTTCGCCCGGTTCTTCCACGCCCCGCGGGCCGCCCAGTGAACCGGCTCAGTACCGTCCTTGACGCGGCCGCGGTAAGGATCACGTCAGCGGTCGGGACGATGTACTGCGCGGTCGTGTTCGCGGGGATCGCCGTCCTTGCCACCCCGGGCCTGTTCCCACAGTCCCTCACGAGTGTGGCCCAGTGGGTCGCGCAAGCGTTCCTGCAGCTCGTCCTCCTCTCCGTCATCATGGTCGGCCAGCGCCTCGACGGGGCCCGCACGGAGGCCCTCATCCGGGAAACCCACGACACGGTCATCGAGGAGCTCGCGGCCATCCGGGCCCTCACCCCCCACCCCTGACCACCCAGCCACCACACCACCCCTCAAGGCCCCTCCCCCGGGGTCTTTTTTATGCCCAAAAATAAGGAGCGCCACCATGGCACTGACCGGCATTGACATCTCCAGCTATCAGGCAGGCATTGACCTCGCCACCGTCCCGGCCGATTTCGTCCTCATCAAGGCGACCGGCGGGAACGGGTACGTCAACCCCGCCTGCGACACCGAGTATCAGGCCGCACGGGCCGCGGGCAAGCTCGTGGGCGTTTACCACTACGCGCACGAGGCAGGCTTCCAGTCCGATGCGGTGAGTGAGGCCAACTTCTTCCTCGCCAGCATTGCGGGCTACCTGACCGGCGACACGGTCCTCGTCCTCGACTTCGAGGGTGACAACGACCGCGACGTCGCGTGGGCCCGCCTCTGGCTGGACACCGTCTACGCCGCGACCGGGGTCCGGCCCGTGATTTACCTGAACACCTCCGAGCTGGCCGCCTCCGACTGGTCCCCGGTCTACGGCGCGAATTACGGACTCTGGGTCGCCCAGTACGCAGTAACCAGCCCCACCGAGGGCTATAACGACTACGCGGGGACCCCGGCCGTGAACGACACCCCACCGGCCGTGAATTGGGGTGGCGTGGCGCCGCTGATGTGGCAGTACGCGGATAACGCCCGGCTGCCCGGCTACGGTGGCGGGCTGGACGCTAACGTCCTCTACGGGGACGCGGACACGTGGCACGCCTACGCGCGGCCCGACGGCGCGGTCGTGGAGGCCCACCCGGCGCCACTGGCCACCCCAACCCCCGCGCCCGCTCCTGCCCCCGCTCCTGCCCCCGTGGCGGGCCCGGGACAGTGCACCGTCGAAGCCGGTGACACGTTCGGGTCCATCGCCTCCCAGTACGGCATCTCCCTCGCCGCGCTCGAAGCCGTCAACCCCGAATGGCCCGACTACAACGTCATCCACCCCGGGGACGTCCTGAACCTCCCCGGCGGCATCGGTGGCACGGGACCGACCGTGCCCGTGAGCCAGTGCATCGTCTCCCCCGGCGACACCCTCACGTCCATCGCCGCCCAGTTCGGGACCACCGTGGACCACCTTGTGGCCGTCAACGGCCTCACCGACCCGGACCACATCGAAGCCGGACAGACCCTCAACCTCTAGACCCCCACCGGCGGGCCCCACCCGGGGCCCGCCACCCGATCCCCCGGAAAGGCACCACCATGCTCATCACCATCCTCGGCGTCACCCTCGACGGGTGGGCTGCGCTGAACCTCGGCATCCAGTTCATCCTCCCCCTCCTCGTCGGCCTTGTCACCACCAAGCTGACCGGCCAGAAACAGCAGGCCCTCCTCCTGCTCACCCTCACCCTCGTCGCCACCATCGCCGCGCAGGCACTCGAAGCCCACGACGCGGGCCTGCCCCTGAACCTGTCCCAGATCATCGCCGTGGCCATCGTGAACTACGCAGTGTCCCTCCTGACGCACTACGGCATCTGGAAGCCGACCGGCCTGTCCTCCCTACTCCTCGCCGTCGTCACCAAGTCCTCCCCCGCAGCCATTCCCCCGGCCCCGGACCCCTCCGCACCCGTCACCCCCGCGGCCCCCGTCCCGGCACTCTACGTCGTCAACAACACGGCGCCACCCGCCTCACGCATGGCCGGATAACCGGCCCAAGCCATTCGCGGCCTCCCCATCGTGGAAGGCCTTTCAAATCTTAGGAGCGACGCATGACCTACCCGGCCGGGGTACAGCTTTCAACGCTGACCTTCAGCAACCCGACAACTTTCCTCGGCAACCCTGCCGCCCGCACGACGGTCACGCTCCAGTCAACGGCGGCCGTCGTGTGGGCTGCGACCGGCGACCCGATTGACGACTTCGCCGAAACCGTGGACCCCGGTCCCGGCATGCACGGTTCTTTGACGGCCCCGTTCGTTAACCAGACCGGCTTCACGGACCAAGCGGGGAATAGCTTCACCGGGTGGGCGTATATCGTGACCCGGACGGCATGGCTCGGGAACGTGTTCAAAACGGTTCAGAAGAACTGGCAACCCGTGATCGGTCAGAACACGGTTGACTTCGACACTCTGCCGGGCGGAGCAATCGGGCTGCCGGTGTCCACCCCGCCACTCGTGGTGACCTCGGTGGTCGGGCAGACCGGCGCGGTCACCGGCGCGCAGATAGCCGCAGACCCGGCTCTTAATGCCACCTATGCCCCCGTTGCGGGCAGCATCAACTACGCGTCACCCGCACAAGCGGCCAACCTTTCCGCCGCACTTTCAATGATTTTAGGAGTCTGACATGGCCGGTAATGATGTTCTGCACGCTGCTTCAGTCAGCCCGCAGGCGCTTGTCTCGCAGCAGCTCGGTACCACGGACGCGGCACTTTACACGGTGCCCGCCGCGCAGTCCGTGAAGGTCGCTCACGGGGTGCTGTGCAACGTGACCGGGACGATCCCCGCCCCTGCCGCGAATGGTGCCCTCACGGCTACGGCGGCGGGTACGCTCGCAGCGGCGACCTATTATGTCCGTTCGACGTGGACGAACGCGGCCGGTGAGACACTCGCATCTCCTGAGACGAGCCTCGCCGTCGCGGTGAACAATGTTCTGAACGTCGCGGCCCCGTCATCCCCGCCTGCTGCCGCGACCGGGTGGAACGTGTACGTTTCCACGGCGACGGGAACTGAGACGCGGCAGAACGGTACAACCCCCGTAGCGCTCGGGACGGCGTGGGTTGAACCGACCACGGGCCTTGTCGCCGGCACGGCGCTGCCCACCTCCCAGACCACGGCCACGGCTGTGAACGTTTTTCTGTCGGTCATCAAATCGGGCGGCTCGGTCGGGGACAACACGCACAGGGTCATCAACAACTTCTCACTGGTCGCCAATGACTCGCAGTCTCTCAGCAGCTACGTGGCTGGTGCCATGCTCGGCCCCGGTGACATCCTCGCCGGATACGCCCAATACGCGGGCTCCGTAGACGTTGTTGTGACGGGGACGGTGCAAGCATGAGCCGGTCGCTGAGTCGGTCCGGCTCGCTCCAAGTACCGGCAGAGAATGCCACTTATGACACCAAGGGTGAGGGCGGCATATCGTTACTCGCTGCATTGCCGAAACTCATGGCAGCCATCCGCACCTACAACGACAACACGAAACCCACACTTCGCGTAATTGGGAATGGATCATCAGTGGGGGTTGGCGCAACCCTCCCGGACCCGCTCACACAGGCACCCGTTGCGCGACTTTTCTCGCAACTTTCCCCTGTCATCAACCGGCTTGGTAACCTGACCCTGACCAACACCAATGGGTCCGTCAACGGCTCCACAATCCAACAGGGCGCAGACACCGACTACGCCACGGCGAAGACCACAGCGGGAGGTACGCCCTCCCTCGTCGTGCTGGCCTACGGGATGAACGACGGGCAGTCGGCCCAGTACCACACAGGCCAGACCTACCCGGCCGTCTACACCGCGGGACGGAAACTCCTCGCACAGGCGAACCAGGACGGCGCGGATGCCATCATCATGACGAGCCCACACCCGCATAGCACCCGGAATCCATGGGGCCTTGCCGGCTTGTCCCCGACGTACCCGACCACCGGCGCTGCTATCCCGCTGGACACACTCGCCGGTTCTGTCGTGACGGTAAAGTCTCCATCGGGAGCGAACGTTTCAGCCTCCTACCGGCACCTGCGCGTCAACGAGGCACTGCGTCAACTCGCCGCCGACACCGGATCAGTGCTGCTGGACGTCGAAAAATACTGGTTCGACGCACTCGCCGCCTACGGTGAAGACGCGCTGTTCAATACTGCCGAATACGCCCACCCCAACCTCTTGGGGCACCAGCAGTCGTACTGGAAGGCCATTGACGCGCTCGTGCGCGGGTTCCAGCGCCCGCCTATTCAAGCGGCCGGTGTCGCCGCTCAACGCTCCGTGATTGACAGTGTGACTATCGGCGCAAACCAGATCCTCATCGCCAGCGGCGGCTCCGTCGTCATTGCCATCCCGGCCAACACTGTTGGGGAGCTGACTGTCTGGGGTTCTTCGGGCGGCGCTTGGCACTCGGTTTACATTGGGTCCGTGATTGCCAACGCTACTGCGGTCGCTGTGGCCCAATCATCGACAGGGTTCGTGGCTCCGGGCAACGTTATTTCAGGTGTGGCTGGCTCCGGTACAACCCTCAATGTCACCGTATCCACTGCGGCGACAGGCTCCGCCGGGGAAGTCGCCTGGTCCTACACCTACTTCACGCCGTAGGACCGTTGAGGCCGCCTACTGCTTCCAAGTCACCGGCCGCAACCATGCGCACGATGAATTCTGAGCCCGCGTCAGTCGGCAGAAGGTCAATGACACCCGGGACGCCGTTTATGTAGCCGTTTGATTCCGGTATCCGCGTTGTAAACAGCTTGTCCTCAAAAAGATTTGTGAACAGGATGGTCATCCCGGGATGGATCACATACGCATAATCGCCCGGCCTCAGACCTTCGAAGGCGAGCCTCGCATAGTGCCTGATCACTTGATTCTCGACCTGCGTGTACCTGTGGGACAACAGACTGAGGTTCCGCTTGAACTGGATGATGGACAGCTTCGGGATGTCCTTCACAAGGTCATACCTGACGTGGCAAGTGGAGCACAGGACGATCATGTTCTCGAACGCGTGTACTTTCACCTTCGCCCAGGGCTCAATGTGAGCCATCTGCAGACCGACAGTCTGTCGGCAGGTGGGGATAGCGCATCTGTATCCGGACTCTTCCTTGAGGCGGCGCTCCAGAGGTAAGGGCACGGCAGGGCGATTTTCAGACATGGCACCAATCCTAGAGCCCGCAAGACCGGTTAAGTGCCCAACGTTTAGAGCCCCGTCCCCGTTTTGGGGGCGGGGCTCTTTCGGCGTATGGTGGGGGCAACCCCCCAAAATGACGGCGACCCGCCCAGAGCTGTAACTCTGAACGGGCCTATTGCCGCCAACCATCCCCGCTAAGGAACATGGAAGACGACATGCAACACGCTACCCTTATTGGCCTGCCCTCCGCACGCATCACAACCACGGCGGAACTCGCCGCCGCCGGTTACCTTGCCCGCTATAACGGGGGCACCCGCGAAACCTACAAGGTGTCCCTCAAGCTGCTGTTTCAGTGGTGCGGCAACCTTGGCGTTGAAGTACTGGACGGTATGCGTCGGCCGGTACTGGAGCTTTTCGCCCGCTACCTTGAAGACGAGCGCCATAACGCCCCCGTCACGGTCGCCCACCACCTCTCCATCATCCGCGGATATTACTCGTTCGCCGAGATTGACGGGTATATCGAGAAGTCCCCGGCCACCCACATCCGGATGCCCCGCGTATATAGGGACGAGTCGAGCACGCTGGGCCTTGACCGGATGGAGCTGGGGTCCCTGATCCAGACGGCACGGGCCTCGCACGTCATGGACGCGGCTTTGGTGACGTTGATGGGGATGCTGGGGCTCCGCGTGTCGGAGGCCTGCGCGGTGAAGGTGGAGGACTACCAGACCATCGAGCGCGGCCACCGTGTCCTTCGCCTTGTCGGGAAGGGCGGGAAGCCTGCCACGATGCCCCTACCGGTCCCGGTGATCCGGGCGCTGGACGCCGCTGCAGGTGACCGCGTGTCGGGCCCGCTGCTGCTTCGGAGGAAGTCGGGGCTGCCCATGAACCGGAAGTCCGCGGCGTTGGCCATCGCGCGCCTCTGTAAGGCCTCGGGAATTACGAAACGTATCAGCCCTCACTCGCTTCGCCACTCGTACGTTACAGCGGCGCTGGACGCCGGTGTGCCCCTGCGTGACGTGCAGGTCGCGGCCCGGCACTCGGACCCGCGGATTACCGCCCGGTACGACAGGGCCCGCCATAACCACGATAGGCACGCAAACCACACGGTGGCAGCGTTCCTCGCCGGAGCCGCCTAACACCTAACACAACTGGAGCCCCACCCTCGATCTGAGGGTGGGGCTCCTTTTGTCGTTGGCGGGCAGTGGTTGAAATGTTGAAAATACGAGTTGAAAAGCTCAACGACAGTCCACCTCCGGTTAGCGGTCGGACGCCCTCCAGTCCGCTAGGATACAGGCATACCAAGGAAAGGAGGAGGGCTACTTCTACACCTTTCTAACGGGTCCGATTCCCGTCAGCCGCTCCCATTTAGCCCTACTCCCGTAAGGGAAGTTTTGGGCCGTGTTGAAATGAGCGGCAAAAGTGTTGAAAGCTGTAGCCCACTAGGCGTCATGGCAAGTATTAGACAGCACCAACGCAAGGACGGCTCGACGAGCTTCTACGTCCTCTGGCGGGACCGGGGGACCCAGACGTCCCGGGGCTTTGACGATGAGTCGGAGGCGAAGCGGTTCAAGGCGTTCCTTGACGCGAACGGCCAGTCGCTCACGCTGGCGACAAAGGCTGCCCGGGCCGCGAAGGGTGAGGGTCCCACGGTGGGTGAGTTCGTGGCCGAGCATATTGCGGGCTTGACGGGGGTGACGGAGCGGACCCCGGATGACTACCGGCGGGAGTTGCGGCTCCACATCGTCCCGACGTTGGGGAGCATCAAGGTCAAGCAGCTCACTCGGCGCCGGGTCCGGGAGTGGATCAACCTGCTGGAGAAGCAGGGGGCGTCGCCGAAGTCGATTAGCAACCGGCACGGGCTGTTGTCCTCGGCGATGGCCACCGCGGTCGAGGACGGCATTCGGGCGGACAATCCCTGCCGGGGCATTCGGCTGCCGGGCAAGGACCGGCGCGGGGACAAGGAGAAGTTCTTGGAGGTCCCGCAGTACCATCTTTTGCTGCGGCAGTTCGATGACCAGTGGAAGCCGCTGATCGAGTTGCTGGCCGGGACCGGCGCGCGGTGGGGTGAGGTCACTGCGCTCCTCGTGGGCGACGTGATGCTGGACGAGAAGGTCCCCTACGTCGCGATTGATAAGGCGTGGAAGCGGCTGCCGGGGAACCGGTGGGAGGTGGGCCCGCCGAAGTCGGACAAGTCCGTCCGGGACGTGTCCATCAGTGCGGGGCTGGCGAAGGTGCTCAGGCCGCTGGTGGACGGGCGTGAGCTGGAGGATCGGCTGATCCTCAACACCACGGGCACGGGGCACCTGTTGTACTCCAATTTCCAGTCCCGGCCGTGGCGGACGGCAGTGAAGGCGGCAATGACCAAGACGAAAGCGAACCCCCGGCCGCTCCGGTATAAGCCCACGATTCATCACCTCCGGCACTCGCACGCGAGTTGGCTGCTGAATGACGGGGTGGACATTTACACGGTGTCCCGCAGATTGGGGCACGAGTCGATCACGACCACGACGGGGATTTACGGGCACCTGTCCCACCGGTCGGAGAAGGCCGCGGCGGAGTCCCTGATGCGGGCGCTCCACAACGAGGACGAGGACTAGGCGCTGGCCTTCCTGTTGTAGGGGTTCGCTGCGGCTGGGTTCGAGGCGAGCCAGTCCTCGATTTTCTTGCCGGACCATGCCGGAGACTGACCGATGGTGAAGGTCGGGGCGGGGAGGTGCCCGCGGAGCTTCCACTGCCGGAGGGTGTTGTATTCGATGCCGGTGCGTTCGGCGAGGTCTTTGAGGGTGTAGATGGGGTCCGTGGCCATTACCGGTCCTACTTGTTTTCGAGGGCGGCGAGGACGCGGCGGCCGAACCCTGCTCCGGCGAGGATGAGCCCGGCGACGAGGATGACGATGGCGAGCGGGCTGGCGATGTGGGCTGCCGCTGCGAAGAACGCGGTGAGGAGGAGCCCGATGGCGGCGATAATGATTCCGGCTTTGATGAGGCCTGTCCCGGGGCGCGTCTTGGTGGGGGCGGGGCTGGTGGTGTCGGTAGCGTTCATGGTGATACTCCCTTGCTGGTTGGTGGTACTGGTGGTTGAAATGTAACACCGCAACACCACGGGGACCAACCTTTCGGGCAAAAGAATGTCCGGGCCCCGCTGCTGGAGTCCGGACGGTCCTGTTTCTTTGGTTACGCGGCCAACATGCACGTCTGTTGGAACGTTGGCGTGTGGAGCTGGAGTTTGAGCGGCTGGAACTCCATGAATTGTCCCGGGCCGCGTGAGGCCCTCATGTAGACGCTGAGGAGGTGGGGGGTGACGCCGAGGTGCTGCGCGATGGCCTCTACCCCCCCCCCCCCCCTTTTTTGTGTGGGGCGTTCGAGGGGTCTGGGGGGGGGGGGTTTTTGGGGGGGCCCCTTTT